CATTCCGGTTTGAATATTCTCTCGTAGTAGGATGTCGGGGGGATAAAGGAAGGGGGTTATAGGGGGGAACCATCAAGGGGGGTCCAGCGCACAAAATTTCTGTTGACGGTTCCCTGTGTACAAATGTACACACCCCCTGTGTACGTTTGTACACACCCCCTGTGTACGTTTGTACACACCCCCCCTGTGTACGTTTGTACACAGGGGGCGGGCCGTCCGCGCCGGAACTGAGCCCCCACGAGCCGTGTTCCTGTTTGGCTATCAGCCCGCTGGTTGCCAGCCGCTTGAGTGCGGAATGGATGCGCGTCCGACTGGTGCGGAACATGCGGGCAAGCTGGCTCGTAGAGCTTGGTCCGCCAACCGCCAGCGCCAGTGCGACCGCGATGTCTGCCCGCGACATGCCTCGCGATGCTAGGCTCTGAATCAGCCCCTGGATGTCTGTCACGATCCACCTCCTAGTGCGCGCTCAATATCACGGAGGGCCAGGGCAGCCAACAACCCGACGCTGCCGATCACCTCGTCTGCCACGACGTTCCGCTGCCCTCCTAGTCCACGAATCCGTTCCCGCCACACGAGCCACCTCCACTGGCACCGCGCGAGCCTATTCGCCGCAGCGAGCAGCCACCTGGGCCGGACGTAACGCACGGCGTGATCCAGCCAGTGCGTCGGTGCCCATGCCCCAGGCCCCCATCGTGTCCGTCGCAGTGCGAGGTATCGCCGGGCCGGCTCGACCATCCAGGGGTGCTCGATGCGCACGTCGGCCAGGTGCCGCGCATGCTCGGCGGTGATGCTGCGGATGGTGGTATCGAACTCCTCCGGCTGCATCCGCATGCCTGCAGCCATGGCCTGCACGGCCCACGGGTCCCACTGGTCGATCTCCGCGGCGTCGGTGTAGCCGAGGGCCGCGTCCAGCAGCGCTGTGTGTGCCATGGCATGCCAGAGCTCCTCGTACTCCGATCTGTGGCGTGGCCGCGGGGGCACGATGTCGCCCTCGTAGTGCTGATATCGCGGCCCGATGCGGGATGGCTTGGGGCCGAATTTTCCGAGCCGGAGGCCGTAGCTACGTCGTGATTGCGGTTTGCCCATCATGGCGCGGCCAAATGCCACGATTCGCAGCAATCGTCAACGCTCGATTCAGGGCGCGCTTGACATATGTCACGCGTTGGGGTATGTTTCTGCCAACGATTGGCGCCAATGTTGGCGCAAAAGGAGGTTGGTTATGAGTGACGAGAGAGAGGTTCAACCATTGGAGCCGGCAGCACCACCGGCTCCCCCGCCGGTGATCGGCGGCGGCGTGGCCACGATCGAGCAAGCCAGGGCCGTCGCCAAAGAGCTGGCACGTGTGATCGAGGAGTGCCAGCTCTACGTTACGCTCCGTGGGAGCCAGCGCCACGTGCGCGTCGAGGGCTGGCTCACCCTCGGCGCGATGCTGGGATTGACCGCCAGGGAGGTGAGCTGCGACGAGCGCGACGGTGTGTACGTGGCCACCGTCGAGGTGGTGAATTCCCGCGGCCACGTGCTGGCCAGGGCATCGGCGGAATGCGGCGCGCCCGACGAGCTCGACCGCCACGGGCAACCCGTGTGGGCGAACCGGCCGCGATACGCCAGGCGCGGCATGGCGGTGACGCGGGCGACATCGCGGGCACTGCGCATGGCTTTGGGCTGGATTATGCCCTTGGCCGGGTACTCGGGCACACCGGCCGAGGACATCGAGCCCATCCGCGACGACATCGAACGAGAGGCCGAGCGGCCGCAGCGGCCCCAGAAGCCGAAGCCGCAACCGCGGCCCGCACCAGCGGCCACTGGCGACGACGAACGCCGCTGGGAGACGGCCATTAGCGCCATCCACGAGGCCGAGCGCCTCGTGGGGATGAAGGAGACGCCGGAGGCCACACTCCGGCAGCGGGGCCTGGAGTGGTGCCGGCGCTACTACGCCGAGCTGCGTGCTCGGCTTGAGGCGATGGAGGTGTAGCCATGACCCGGCCCAGGAGTTTCCCGGAGCTACCGATGTACGTCAAGCAGATCCTGCGGGATCGCGACATTGCGGCGTATATGGAGCGACACCCCGATGCGGAGCCGCACGACGCGATGCTGGCGGTCATTGACCGCCTGCGTCGTGAGATCGAGATCCTGATCGACGCGCTGCACCACGCGCAGCACGCCATCGACGCGCTGGCGAAACCCTACATCGAGGCGTCGCGCGCGATCGACCGAGTTTTCCAAGAAATAGCCGAAATGGAGAGGGAGGTGTGACATGAGGATAACTTTCATCACGTTGACGTTCTGTCCCGTCTGCGGTACTTGGCACGCGACGACCAGCGGCCACATCAGCTGGCGCGAGCACCAATTCTGGTGCTCTGCGCACCCGGAGCCAGTCAAGTGCACCGGAACGGCGTCGTTCCCGCGGATCGATTTCTCAGGAGGTGACGAATGCTAGTCGAGCGACTTATCTCACATGCAGAGTCAAGCCGTGCGGCACGGCCCGCCAAGCCGGCCGCGTGGAACATTGGTCGCTGCGTACGGATGCTGTGGGCGGGCGCCCACGGCATCCCGCCGAGCGACCCGCCAAGCGGGCGGCAGGTCATGTCATTTGACCTGGGGAGCCGCATCGAGGACGCAGTGATGGACTACCTGCAGCAGGCCGGGATCGGCCACATCCGGCCCCTCGGCCGTGAGGATGCGGTGCACGTGCCCTGGCTCGATGCGGACGTGCGACCGGATGCGCTCATCGAGCTCGATCGTGAGCTCACGTGGCCAGACGAACTGGGGCTCGTGACGGTTGCGGGCATCGACTACCAGCAGCCGCCCAAGCCAGGTGAGATCGTGGTGCTCGAGGTTAAGTCGATGTCTGACTACAGTTTTGATAGGGCCTGTCGAGGCGTAGTTGATGACGCATACCTAGCACAATGTCAGGTTTATATGCACGCCCTCGACTGCCGCTGGGCCTTGCTTGTCGCCTACCGCAAGGAAACCAGCCACCTAACGGAGGTCTGGATCCCGCGGAGCAAGCTCATCATCGACGGCTTGCGGGCCAAGGCGGAATGGGCCTTTGCTGACCGATGCCCCTCGCGGCCCTACGAGCTGGAATCCGCCTGCCCGGGCATTGCCGAGGGCCGCTGCATCAATGGCCGCACGCCAGGCCGCGGACAGCCGCACTCCGAGTGCGGCGGAACGGGGCTCATGCCTGGCGGACCATACATCCCGGCATACCCGTGCGGCTACTGTGATTACCGCACCTGGTGCTGGGGCGACCTGGAGCCGGTCGTGGCGCGCATCGGGTCGCGATGGGTGCCGCGGTTCCGGCCGCGGAACGGAGGTGCATCATGAGGATCGACACGCGAGACATTCGGCTGGCGCGCGGGCTCGTGCGCCGATGGGCGCGCGACCTGGCAACGGCCATGCTCCGCCGCGCCGAGCACGATCCGCGCGTGCTCGCTGGCAGGCGGGAGCACTACCTGGCGCGGATCGGGCACGACGTGATCATCTGCACGGACGTGATCGACGAGTGCGGCGAACTCGTGTGGGTGTATCGGTACGCCCTACAGGGAGGCGACTATGCCTGGGTCAACTGAATGGCTCACGTACCCCGAGGCCGCAGCACGCCTCGGTACTACGGTGCAGGGCGTTCAACGGCTCGTGCGATTGGGCCTCATCGAGGCGCGGGAGCGGCGTATCCGCGCGTCGAGCGTGGAGGACTACATCCGGCAGGGACATGCAGTGCTGCCTGGCGTGTTCCGCAGGCTGATCGTGCAATTGCCGCCGGATCTCGCCGAACGGCTGCGGCAGACGGCACAGCAGCGGCACACATCGATGTCCGAGGTGATCCGGCAGGCCCTCAGGGAGGTGCTATCATGACGCGATGTGATCTCTGCTGGGCGGGCCTCGGGCTCTGGGTGCACCTATACACCGACCCAGAGCACGCCAACGTGCTCGATGACATGACGCTCAGCCTCGCAACCCTCGTGGTGCACGCCGTCTGCGGCTCGATGGTGCCCCCATGGGGCAAGGATCCGGCTAAGCTGCTCGACGAGATCCACGGCATGGCCCACCGCATGGTGGAGCGGTATGCGCGACTGCTGCTGGAGCGCGCGGAGATCGCATGCCGCGAGGCGCGCGAGGCGGGCGACCAGGCGCGAGCGCGGGGAATCCAAACCAACATCGATCTCTTGCAGCTAGCGAGGGAGTGAGGAGGGGGAGATGCGATCGGTAGTGCGATGGTATGGCGGCAAAGGGCGCATGATCGCAAAGCTCCTGCGCCATGTTCCGCAAGGGGGGCGACCGTACTGCGAGCCCTACATGGGAGGGGCGTCGCTGTTTTTTGCCCGAAAGCCGGCGGCCGTCGAAGTATTGAATGACTTGAACGGTGATCTCGTGAATCTGTTCCGCTGCTTACAGGATCCGAAGACGTTTCCGGAGCTTCAGCATCGGATCCGGTACACGCTCTATTCGCGGGCCGAGTTTGGCCGGGCGATTGACATTTTAAACGGCGATGAGACCGACCCCGTGCTGCGCGCATGGGCCATGTTTGTTGCGGCTAATCAGAGTTTTGCCGGAAAATATGATGTCATCGGGAATTGGGGGAAGGCGATTCACGAAAGCGCTAGGGGCATTGCCGCAGAGAACAACAAGTGGATCATGAGGCTGTCCATGCTGGAGGATTGGCATCGCCGGCTCCTGATGGTGCAGATTGATAACCGCGATGCGCTTGAGGTGATCCGATACTACGACAACCTAGATGCCGTGTTTTACCTTGACCCGCCCCATCATCCAGATACGTGGGATGTGAGCCAGGGCTATGATCACGTGGCGGACGCGAGTCACCACGAGCAGTTGGTTGAGCTTATTCTGCAATGTAAGGGCACTGTCGTGCTGTCTGGGTACGACCATCCGATATATCAGTCGCTCATAGAGAACGGCTGGACAGTGACGACATACGAAACTGTCGCCTATGCCGCCGGGCGCGTTCGGGGTTCCGGTCTCCAAGGTGCCGGCGCCGCAATGGCAAAGGTTCCGCGCATCGAATGTATCTGGTCAAACCCGCGCGCACAGGAGATGCTCGCGGCGCAGCGTGGCATGTTGCCACTCGGAGAAATGGGGAACGGTGAGAATTGAGGAGGTGGAATCATGCAATGCAAACTATGTGCTGACGCCATCATGCTGATGGACGCGGTCACAGGTCCGGATCGCAGGTTGCTGCGGCCCATCTACGACGCCCTGAACGAGGCAGTCACCATGGCGGTGTGCTCGTGGATCGTGAATGGCGCAAGGCTAGGCGAGCTGGGAGAGGTCGTGTCTGCCATCCACGGAGACATGCACCAGGTCATGTGCGCCCACTCCGGAGAGCTATTGACCCTGGCGGGCATGGCCGAGGCCCGGTTGCGCACTGCCGGCAACCACCAGGCGGCTGACTTCATCTCGGTCCGCATCCAGTCGGTAGCGCGGGCCCTAGTGCACGAGCCGTCTGCCACCGGTACGGAGCAGTGACCCATGCAGATCCGGTCCATCTATCTGGCACGCCGAGACGGACGCTACCGGCTATGGCTATGCCCGATCCATACATCGCACACGATGCCGCAGGGGCCCCAGGTGATCTGGACGCAGCACGGACATCCGCCCCGTTTCCGCGTGCTGGGTATCCGTCAGGAGTTCACGACGCTCGAGGACGCTATCCGCGCGGCCGCATCGGACTGGCGGGCTAAGCGTAGCTACGGGCCGGCCACGGTGCACGTGATAGCCGCATGGGCGCTACCACCCACGGATCGGAGCGTCGAGGCGGCCATCCAGGCTGCTAGGGCGCTCCTGGCAGCGCGCGGCATTGAGCTCTGATGTCCGCGGGCCGATGCTCTGCGGCCACAAAAAAGCCCCCGCGGGCGACCACGGGGGCTTTGGGTGGCGGGGTGGGGGGCGGGCCGTCTAGGCGGTCACGAGCCGATGATGGGGCCGGAAATGACGCTCACCATGCCCGGCTCGTCAAAGTGCGGCTCGAGGATCTCCCAACCGAGGAACCGGTACGTCCCGGCATCTGGCTCGTCGGCCTCCAGGGCCCGGATGTGCGGCATAATCGCCAGCCAGGCCTCGCCGGGGGTCCCGGCGTACGTGTAATGCACGAAGTACCGGTCGTTGACGAACCGGTAGCGGGCTACTGCGCTGCGTGGAAACTGTCCCATAACCAACCTCCTTTCGCGCCCAGATATGCCACGCAAGCCCGCACGAATCAAGCCGATATATGCGTGAAATAATCTAATGCGTCGCGCGCGACACTAGCAGCCCGGGCTGATGCCTGTGCCCGGCTACTGCACCACTACCGTCGGCATCGGCGCCACGCGGATCTGCCTGGGTGGTGGCAGCTCGACCCGACGCGGCCCGGGCACGATGATGATCGCGCGCGGTGTGCCCTCAGCCGGTGGCTTCGTGGGCGTGATCGTGCGCGTCGGTGTGTGTGTCGGCGGGTTCGTCGGCGTAAACGTCGGAGTGCGAGTCGGAGTCGCGGTGGGCGTATCTGTCGGAGTCCGAGTCGGTGTGTCAGTCGGTATGGGCGTCGGCGTATGAGTGGGCGTGAACGTGGGCGTGGCGGTCGGAGTCTCCGTCGGAGTATGTGCCGGCGTCTCGGTGACCGTCGGTGTATGGGTCACCGTCGGCGTGTGAGTGGGCGTGTGTGTCACCGTTGGAGTGTGTGTCGGCGTGTTTGTGACGGTCGGAGTCTGCGTCGGCGTGTGGGTCACCGTCGGAGTGTGGGTCACGGTGGGCGTGTGAGTTGGGGTGTTGGTGATGGTCGGCGTGTTGGTTCGAGTCGGCGTGTTGGTCGGCGTCGGAGTGCGAGTCGGCGTGTTCGTGATCGTGGGCGTCCTGGTTGGCGTGTTGGTGATGGTCGGCGTGTTCGTGACCGTCGGAGTGTGGGTTGGTGTCGGAGTGTGTGTCGGCGTGTCCGTCGGTGTATGGGTCACCGTCGGTGTCTCAGTAGGCGTCCTAGTCACCGTCGGCGTATGCGTTGCGGTGGCGGTATGCGTGGGTGTCGGAGTGCGAGTTGGGGTCTCCGTCGGCGTGCTGGTCGGACTCTCTGTCGGCGTTGACGTAGGCGTCGGCGTGGGCGTGCTCGTCGGTGTTGGCGTCGGCACGCTAAACCATAACGGGCGAGGATACGCGCCGACTGTACTCGGGCGCACGACGAATACATAAGTCGCTAGTGCGACAACGACACAGATCAGTATCCCGACTGCCCGCTTCAATCATCTGCTCCTCAGTCAGTTGTTGCGATCCACCCCGCCATGCCGCGCTTGAGGCACAAGCGATAGACAATCGCCACCCATGTCGCAGATACCGACAGCGTGCCACTGAATGCACCGCTGCCGTCGTACGCATGCTGGAAGGTCGCGCGATGCGTCGCGGAGACAAAGTTGTTTATGCCGCAGAGCTGCGTCCCAGTGCCTGTTAGCGTCGGCGCGGTGCTCGAATACGTCATTACGGACACGATCGTCGCCATACCATAACCAGCGGGACAGGCAGTGGTGGCCGCAGGTACGGAGACAGTCGTACCGCTACCGGTCGCTGTCTGCGTTTGAGCGAGCGCAATATCTTTCGTATGCGCTACGTGCGACACACATATGTTCTTGACACGAACACTGCTTGAAAATGATCCTGTCCATGTTACCCCGGTTTGCGCTCCGGGCACGGTGAACGGTCGCCCAACTCCGTCAAGATTGGCACTGTTGTTGACCTCGATCGTACTGCTCAATGGACTGGCGCTGGCCCATGATGATGTGATGCTGTACCCGGTCGTATCGTCAGAGGAATGAGCGACAACGACCGCCCCCATGCCAGGAACATCGCCGGTACAACTGACGCTCGTCGTAAAGGTAGTGCTCCCGGCATTGCAGACCTGCGAGTACGTATAGGCGAGAGCCTCGCTGACCACGAGTGACAGGCATGCCGCACTAATCAGAATGCGCCGACCGATCATACCGCACCTCCACGCCGAGAATGCGCGGATCGTTGGTCCAGCTACTGCTGGTGGTGTTCACGATCCCATGCAACGCCACGGTTGATGCACCGCTACATGTGCCCGCGCAGGTAATGTTGGTGAGCGTTGCCTGCGTTACAGTATCTGCACTTGACGCCGTTTGTGACGTCGTGGCTGCCGTACCATAGGCAGCGGTAATTGCAGACCCCGAGGAGATACATTTACAGCTCCAATCGATCGCAAGCGTGTTGCTTGCGGAATCGCGGTGCAATGCAACGGGCGCTATTGCAAGCGCCGACCCCGACCATCCGCCTGGCATCGCGAAAACTGCCGAAAATTCAGAACCGGACGCATCAGGGCAAGACAGATAGCTATACCCTGGAGTATTCCCGCTTGGTGCGACGACGTCCTGTGTGCACGCAGTGGCAGCGGTGAATGCCATCGGCGAAAGCAGGAGCGTGCGCTTGCTAGTGTCCACGTACGACTTGTTAACGATATGGTTTGCCGAGGTCGGTGCATTCGCAACTGAACATCTGTTGCTATCTAACGCGCTGCATGTCAACATGCCGGTACCGTTAACGCCAAGGGATATGGCACCGCGATTGCCTTCATATCGTGTCCCAGCAAAAGCCGGTAGGTCTACAATTGACGCGAACTTCGTTCCATCTGGCGCAAAGACTCCGACTGTTCCGCCATTGCTGCCTCCATCGCCAGTCTGCCCGATTGGGATTGAATAAGTCGTGCCACCCGAGCGGTAACGCGGGATGTATCGTGTACCGACTTTTGACATCCACAGTTCGCCATCAATTGGATTTGATTGCGCAGAGCTATCGGTAGTAGGCGGCACGGCTCCAGGTGTACCGCTACCAGTGTCTGTCCATGTATTTGAAGACCAGCCAGAAAGCGTCTGCAAAAGCCCGAATGTGCCCCCGGATGTCGGTGGTCGCCCGTAAACCTTCCATCCAGTGGCACCATGAACCTGGTTCACTATAATTGCCACAGCGCAATTAGAGCTGCAGCCACTGAGCGTTATACATGCAGCGTCGCCAGCGACAGTCTCCCCAAACTCGCTTACAGCGGTCGCACGATAGCAGTAAGTCCCATTGCCAAGCGTACCGCCTGTAGTTTGCGAGAGCGTCACGGTCGGTGAAGCAAGCGTGCTTGTCTGCGGTTGGTCACAGTCAAGTACACCAAGATAACCGCCAGCATTGCCACCAAAGCGCTGGCTAATGTCAGCGGTCTTGGCGATTGGATCAACATATCTAATCGTGCCTGTGCCCTCAATACGCCGGCGACACGCGTTATACGCAACATTACCAGAGTAGTTAAAATTAACCTTGTCGCCGATAATCAAATCATACAATGGCGGTCTATCCGGAATCGAACGCAACTTTGCAACAGTTATATCTCGTACTGACAGCTCGGGTAGATTCGCAGATATAAGAGCATTGTTTGTCTGACACGGACCACGAATAACTACAAAAGCGGCGTGTTTGTACGGCGACGGGGCCGAGGATGCATTAATCAAGCTGCGCATGATGCCGGTGTTAAAGCCAGTCGCGCAACGATTAAACACAAACTCGACTTGCCCTTCATAATCTCCTGTTACTTTCGAGCCACCCTGAATAAATGCAAGATCGACTATAAAGTCAGCAGACCCCCCAGATACGCGTGGAGATAGAACAGATTTGATCGCACCGCTTGACCCAAAGCGTCTATTCGCAATGCACGATGACCCAGGACAATCGGCATCAGACAAACACGCAAGTTGCGTATTGTTAGCACATACCGCCGGGTGGTCCCCCTCGAGATGAATAGAATGAAACGATGCATTCCAGCCGAGGCCGTATGTCCAAATATCGTCAAAACCTACTGTCACATTGCCTGGGCCAGAAATAATGCCGTCGTATCCATTACCCCAATGAACCAGCCCAGCGTGCGTTGCGCCTGCGGCAACTACATCCCCAGCAAACCATAACGCATGCCCGTCGCCCATATTCGTTATTTGCAAACGCCGGAACGCAAGAGTGGCCCTGTTGGAAACGTACACCGTTGCAATGCTTGATCCAGAACGGATGATCGCTGATTGTCTGTCCGGTCCGATATACGTAATTGAGCCAGGGGATGGTATCGATTTTACCGTGGTATCAATACACGGACCATTCGCTCCACAGTCCGCATCGGTGTGACATTGGACATTCTGATTCCCCTGGCACGCAAAGCCGATCCATTCATCGTACTGGCCTGCAGCTAAGTTAACCGCATAGTACTTGGTTGCGAACAAATTACATGACCCACCGCCGCACCAACTCCTGGGGCCATTGATACATGACGCCGCCGCACACGGCGACAATGGGTGAGTACGAGAGCACGTTTCATTCGATGGGCAATCATTGTCCACTGAGCACCCGATATCGCTTACCGAGCAATATTTCATGCACGGCGTGTCCGTGCCGCTGCACACAAGTGTTGAGCAGACGCCCCCGCCGGTGCAATCGCGATGCTCGTTGCACGTTGCCCCCGCGTTCGTGCCGCCCGCGCAGCGCATGCAATTCTTGGCATTGTCGTTCGAGCATGTGTAAGCCCCATTGTCATTATTCGCGAGAATCCGCGCATGCACACCTTGCGGCCCCGTGATCGTTTTGCAGGGCTTATTGATTGGGCCGCACTCCGGACCGTCGGTGCCAGCTGGGTCAACATACAGGGCGAACGCACTTGCAATATCAGCCTGCGGAACCGGCGCATTGACGACCTGGCCGCCCACTACACGCAGCACCTGGCCGGTTGGGCTATCTGACAGTGCTCCGTTATTTGTGCCGCCCCAGGTAAGCGGCCACACTGTTTGTGGTAATGACATCGTGCCGCTGGACGGGTCATAAGATAGCGGCGGAGAAGCCTGAATCGATCTGCGCGCTTCGCTGTCCGAGTAGGCATCATCTACACGCGGTTGCGCATAGACCACAGGCGCGCATACCAGACCGACAAGCCCAATTGAGATTACTGCATGTCGCATCGTACGTAGTCTCCTGCGTTCTGCCTGGTTACGTACAAGTCTGAACAATCGCCTGTTGCCGGCGCCGGATAGCGCACGCAATCCCCATCAGACAGGTAGATGCCAGGACCGCCCCACGGTTGCGGTCCAACGGACACCAAGATTCGTCCCGTATTCGGCGTGGGTCCCCTAGCGCAGCAATAGCACCATGCAGCGGGGATTGGCGTGGGAGTACCAGCTCCGACCGTCGGCGTCGGCGGGATCGCTGGCGTAGGTGTGCCCGGCGTGCCGCCTACGAATGGGCCTTGGTGGATGCGGTTCCAGCGCGGGGAGTCAACGATCTTATCAGCGCACCGTTGCTCTCCGTCATAGCTGTAACAATGAGCGTCGATCACTGCCGTTGGCGTCGCAGCCGTCTGGATGCCTAGGCCGCGATCGACCTGCGCAGACGCCGCAGTAGCAAACAACCAGATACACGCAGACAACAGATACATCATGGCACGATGTCTCCTCTCATGGTAGACCATCACAGCCGCACGTCACGTACGCGCGGCGGATGTACTCACAAGAATCCGCTGGACAGCGCGCGAGAGCCGGTGTCGGCGAGGCGTCGGGTGTCGCGGTATGCGTCCAGGTCGCCGTAGCCCGCGCGGTCGCGGTGGCCGTGTGCCGCGCCGTGGCCGTGGGCGTGGGTTCCGATGCAACTGCTGCACTCCAGGCCTGCTGCCCCAGTACATCGAGCACCCATGCGCGTGTCGCTGACATGGCTACCCGTCGCACCTGCGAGCCGCCAGGATACCCGCGCACGACATCGCGCACCACGAGCTGCTGATCGAGTACATAGAGGTCACTACCGGACAGCAGCGCCACCCGCCCCGCACGCGAATCGACCACAGGCCCCTGGAGAGCCCGCCCTCGGATCGGGGCGCCGACCGCTGGCGCATCGCCGCTCCACGCAGTCAGCCGCTCGGCACCCGCCGGGCCATAGGTCCAAAGCGCGCCGCGCCCGTAGCAGACGGTGTCAGCGAGCAAATAGCCGCCGTCATAGACCGCGATGCTGGATGCGAGCGGGAGCCGTGTGGTGGACGTGTCACACGTGTGCATGCCGTCGCCCGCGATGCGGGCGGCTGCACCCGTGTCCCCGACGGAATAGATCGAGGCATAGTCGAGCACAACGCGATCCAGCAGCGCCTGCGGCTGATTGAGGCCCGTGACTCGGACGTCGGGATCGATGCCGTCCAGGTCGCGGAGCACCGTCATCGCCCCGCACCGGGCAAGCACGCGCCGCCTGCCCGCGTGCATCGAGAGCCAGCCTGAGCAACCGACGCCTTGCTGCTCCGACATGATCCGCGTCACGAGCGTCGTAGTCCGACCCGACACGCGCCACACGGCGAGCGAGCCGCGCTGGTCCGCGTCGAGCCCATACGTCGAGAGCGCGTAGAGCGCGCCGTCCGCGTCGACCGCGATGCCTGTCACTCGGCCAGAGACCGCGGCACCATCCACGCCACCGATGTCCTGGTGCCACTGTGCGGGCGCAGTGCAAGCCAGGAGCAGCATCAGTACTGGCAGGAGCGTCTCAATCGGTTTCCGCGCACCTCGTGGCCAATAATGCAGCGCCGCGCGCCATGGAGCGCCCAGATACCGCGCGAGCTCTGCGGCACGCGTCGCCCGCCGCTGTGCCCGGCCACTACGCACCTCAACCAGTAGCGCATCGCCAGGCCGGATGGCCACGATGTCCGCCGGCCCTTTGCTCGCCGCCGCGCGAAAACAGATGTAGCCGCACGCTCGTAGATACTCGATGCTGCGTCGCTCGTAGTACACGCCTCGCCGATAGTTGGTCATCGGTCACCTCCCTGGAGCGTCCAATCACCCCACATGGTCCAGTAGTCCAATCGCCGCTGGCGCACGTAGACACCGTCGCCCTCGCGGCTGCCTGATACATCCGTGTTTCCCTCGACGGTTTCCCCGGCTCGCAGCACGATCGCCATGTGCCCGCCGGTGCGGCCGACTCGCAATGCGAGGCATCCGCGATACATGCGAGTGACGCGCTGTCCGCGCGCATCGATCTCGATGGCGTGGTCGAGCACGCGCGCCGAGCGAATCCAGGTCCGTTGGCACCCAGTCCACCGCCGCACCGTCTCCAGGCACCACACGACAAATGCCGCGCACCAGGGATGCTCGCCCGTCGGGTCAAGCCCGGTCGCGCTGATATACTCGTCGATCTCGGGCCCGCGATTGGGCGCGTCCTCTCGCACTCCGAGCTGCGAGAGGCCAACGAGGCAGAGGAGCCCCCTAAGTGCCGACGTCGTGGCTCCGAGTGGCCGATGCAACGTGAGCTCCGTGATGCGCCCGATGGTCGGCATCTCGCCGCCGCCGAGCGCGCGCAGCGCGGCCTCTGTACGTGGCCCGAAGATCCCGTCGACAGGCCCCGGATCCGCGTCCTGCCGGACGGCGAGCTCCTGCAGCCAGCGCACTTCGGCGCCGCTGTGACCCCCGGAGAGTCTGAGCTGTCGCTGCTGTGCCGCGACCATGTCACACCCTATGCCACGAGAGCGCCAAGAATGCCACCTGTGAGATCACCCCGATGGCCGCCGCCAGGGCCGCCCAGGCCACCCGCGTGGCGAATGCACGCATCGCAGCGCGATCCTCCGCAATCTCTCGCGCGAGCGCATCAACTGCAGCCCGCAAGTGCTCGATCTCGGTCTCCAGGGACGCGAGCCGCTCCAGGAGCCCACGGGTCGTACCGTCGCCATACACAATTCGGTGGATATCCTCGTCGTCGCGTCTCATCTCGGTGCACTCCATTATCGACTCCATGGCGGTACCCCGACAGCGCGGGAGTCCACGCGGTATAGCGCTGGGGCATCGATGCTCACGGATTGCCCGGTCTGGATCCTGAGCCACACTTGCACGTACGCCACGGCCTGCGCCGTTACCCGAGCGGTTGCATAATACCTCAGCCACCCGAGCCCGTTGCGCTCTGCTGTGGGTCGTAGTGCCACCTGCAGGTCGGTGCCGATGATGTTGCCCGCCGAATCCATCTGCCGCACTACAACACTCGTGCGCTGTGTCGTGGATAGCCAGGCAGCCCACAGGAACGTCCAGCCCGGGCGGGCGACATGCAGTCGCGCCGCAGCGTCGGTATCACCGAGTGTTGGTGTATCGAAGAACGACGCTGTGGTGGTCGCGCTGAGCGTGACATATCGGTCGCCGACACAATTCTGGTCGACGGTGACGGTCGCCGTGGCACCGTTGTACCACCAGCCGGCGGGGAAGCCGCCCGATCGGAGCTGCGAAAAATCCGAATTGCGAAACCGGTTGCTCGTAGCTCTCGGTGCATCCGCGATCGCTGGCGCGAGATCGAGCACGCCCGGCTGCAATGTCGCCTGCGGTGTGCCGGTCTGCACATAGGCCATGTTGGCGCGCCACGGAGCAAGCTCAACCTCGGTCTCGTCGCCGATCTGGAGCCCGCGCACGATCCAGTCGCCGCTATGGCGGCCCGTGGAGTCCGCCACACGCACGACGTCGTGCGGGCGGACATGCCAGAGCTCTGGTCCCCAGCCGCTTCGGATCGCAAGGCGATCTCTATCCGCAAGCTCGTGCGCGGCGATCCGGTACGCCATCGTGTCCACTGTCTGGCGATCCATGAGCAGCGGCGCAGTCACGACGAGCTCGGGCCCGGTGTCGCTAAGCTGCAGCGCTAGGTCTCCCGGATACTCGTCGAGCTGATCCAGCACGGGCTCGTCGCTCGTGCCGCGTGCCCTGATGAGCGGCCCGAATCGCACGCGGAGACGTGCGGGGGCGGGCCCAATCTCCGGGCGTCCGCTCGCCTCGTCGTAGCCGCCCGCGTCCGGGCCGAGTAGGAGCGTGTGCTTCCGCGTCCGCTCGGCCTCCCATGTCGCATGCCGGTCTCCGAGATCACGGATGGCCGCGCAGGTCGTCTTGGCGAGCTCCTCCAGCACGAACTGCGCGCTCTGGCGTTGCAAGGACGCACCGAGCGCGCCGTCGATGCGCCGCGACGGCCGCGCTGCGAGTATGCTCGCCGCCTGGTCCGAGCTCTGAAGCCCGAGCCCCATCGTCGAGTGTGCGAGCACGTCATGGATTGCCTGCGCATAGCTCGCGCGTGCGCGTTGCACGCGAGCCATGACGGCACCACGAGCCTGCCCGGGTAGGCGGACAATAGTAAGCCCCGTGCGGTAGTCCGCACCGTCGAGCACGACAGCATCGCCCGACACCTCGCAACCAGGCCCCACCTCCAGCACGGTCACGCCGCCGTAGGTGGAGCCCGCCGTGTAGCCGCGCCCAGGAGTGACTAGCGCGACCTCGGTGGCGTACCCGCCGGACGCCCGCAGGATCACCACGCGCGCGCCACCGGAGCCGATGGAGACGATGTCGCCAGGCGAGCCGGCAATCGTGTTGGCTGCCGGTGTGGCGAGGATTGTCTTGACGACGCCGCTCGCAGTCGTGCCGCTGAACGCGATGCCGGACACGGTGACCTGCGTGTCGGAGCCCGATAGCTGCACGGCCGTCACTTGGCCGTACCGCCACATCGTGTCGGTCGACGACATCCAGCGGAGCGTCGTGCCGGGCACCACGAGCCCGCGCTGGTCTCCGGAGACAACGATGGTGTCACTCGCCGTGATACTCACTACGGTCAGGCTTGCCCACGACGACGCGCGCTCCAAGCCGGCCTGCTGCGGAGCAATGTCCCACCACACATCTCGCACTGCGAGAACGTCCGGCGTGCTCGAACCCGCCGGCCGCGCATCCGCCAGGGCAAAGTCGGTCCCGCCGTCCAGTGTCCGGGATTCACCGATGTGCGACAGCGCGTAGATCGCGTCGCCGTACGGCATCGGGATCGCCGCGCCCGGCTGGCTCGATAGCGGATACCGCCACGGCCACACGGCATCGGCTGGGATCGGATCCTGCGCGCGGTACGTGAGCCAGTCGGACAGCGTCACCGCCGTCCCGTCGCGACCGTCTGCGACGGATGTGATGACCATGCGCGGCACGCGCGCAAGCGCGCCGCCCGAATCGAGCACGTAGACATCGACCGTCCGCCCGATGAGCGCGCGGCCTGCGCCCGAGTATTTCCCCAGCGATGCTCGTGATAGCTCCCGCATATCAATGTCCGATAGCTCGCGCGGGATGATGGCGACGTCCGCCACGGAGCCGTTGAAGTTATTCAGATTACTGGCCGCAGCCATGATATACGCCGGCAGCGAACCAGCGCCGAGCGTGAACGACCGCGTGACATCCATTTGCAGAACGCCATCACGCCACGAGCGCCACCGGCCCGTGGTCGAGTCGTACGTATACGCAATCATGGTCCACGTATCGGACGGGATTGCGATTTGCGAGTTGGGGCGCGGATCGCTGCCCGTATAACTCGCGGCAAAGAATTCCACCTGGCCGCTAACGTAGCCGTAGATGATTGCCCAGGATCCGGCCTGGAGCAGATATTTTTGGGTCTGCGAACCGACTGGCCGCACCCACATGAGTACGGTCCATGCCCCCGTGAGCGACGGGGCGGGACCGCCGGTCACCTGCACGTAGCTCCCGCTCGCGCCACTTCCGCGCCATGCTTCCCGCGCACGCTCGGAAAGATGGGGCCATGTGTCGTCGTGCGAGATCGACGACGCCGAGCACACATAATTGCGCGTTACGTCGCTATCGCCGGACGTCTCATGGCCACGCCACCACATCGTGGGCCGATAGCTGGCGATAAGCTCGCCCACCGTGCGCCGGTCCGTCGGATCGAGCACCACGGTCGCCGGAGTCGCCTGCTCGATGCCGTAGTAGCCGCGTGAGAGCTCGGCGCCGATGCCCGTGATGCGCTGAATCCGCGTGCGCGGCACGTTAGCCCCTAGGGCCAGCAGCCGGTCGTCTGGCTCGTCTGTGGTCCAGGCCTGCTCGCTGGTGTCTCCCCTCGCGACGTGGCACACGTAGACTATGCGGCTCTCCCGTGTGGCGCGCGGTGAGCGGCCCACGCGCGGGTGCAGATAGAGTGCGGGTATGGCCGTGCTGGTGTATGTCCCCATGCTGCCCACGATGTCGCGCTCCACGCCACCACCGCCGCGGAGTGGCATATACGACGTGGGCCCATAGTCGAGTGCCGTGCGGCCCTGAGAGAGCTCGATGCAATCCGCATCGGAGAGAGCCCGCTGCCACAAAGCGACCTCGGCGACCACGCCGTCCAGCGTCTCCGTCCCGTTTGCGTGCCGCCCGATCCACATCGCGCCCGTCTGCGTGCCCATGGCGCCGACAGTCGCCTCCACGTATCGCACACCGTCATAGAATCCCGTCGCCGTGCTGCCCTGGCGTCGCATCACGACCCATCCGCCATACGCCCGATGGTATGGTTCTGCCAACTGCACGAGATAGACGTCATAGCTAGGCACGACGAGCCGGAAGCCAGTTGGGTCCACGCGCACCTGCCACGAGACGGTCGTGGCACTGCCTGCGTAGAGCACGGTCTGTGCCGCTGACCCGGTCGAGTCCCACCGGCACCAAAATGCGATGGTCCACTCGCTGAGCCCCGCCAGAGGATGCTGGCCACTGCTGACCAGGTAGCGGATGCTGCTGCAGATGACCGCCATCTCTAGCGCACCTCCCGCAGTACGACGCGCCCGACCTCGATGAGCGTGGACGCGCGGTGCTGGATGCGGACCGGCTCCACGAGCCGGCAGACGTACGGCGTCGTGACTGGTACCACGAGCACTGGGTTCGGCCGCGCCTGCCCCAGTGCCTGCCAGATCGAAAGCTGCGACGCGGGGAGCGCACCGCCGCCCATCTCCAGAATGACCGCCTGCCGCGACGTGAGACGAGGCCTAAGCCCGTCGATCGTGCGCGCCGAGTCAATCGTGTAGCTGAGCGTGGGTGAGCCGTACGCCGCCTCTAGGCGTGTGCGCGCGAAGCCCATGGCACCGATGTACAGCATCCCAGAGCCATCGTCCGTCGTACTCGTCATTCCCCGGATCCGCCAGTAGCGACGCTGCACGCCGCCGCTGCCATAATCGACAAAGAGTTTCCGCCGTCCGGAGTACGCATCCACAGCCGCTGTATACGTGGTCGCGGTCCACGTTGTGGCGTCGGTCGAGTAGGCCACCTCGATCGACGAGAGATTCGGGGCATCGATCCACACGCCAAACACCGTCAGGTTGCTGCCCAGGTCGATCTGGATGCCTGCCCCATTCGCGCTCGTGGCTCGCCATCCGACATATGGACGATCGAGATCAAGCACGTCCCGAATGTCATAGCCGCCCGCAGTAGTGCCAACAGCAATGAGCGCGATCGGCGCATGCCAGTCGGTGATGACGATCATGCCGTGGCCCTCCCCGTGCGGTGCCCTGGCCGTCGCACAGGCAGCTGCGCCCGCAGGGCGGCGGTATTCTCCCTGAGCGCGGCGGTATTCTCGGCCTGCGCGCGGATCTGCTCCTCGAAGCGCTGCTGCTCGATCGCGGCCTGCTCACGGAGCACACGCTCGGATTCGCGGAGCCCTACCAGCGCCTGCTGCTCCAAGACGCGCCGCTGCATGCTGCCCGCCGCAAACTGCGAGGCGAGCTGCAAGAGCTCCGTGCTACGCTGCTCCACGATGCGCGCGCGGTCGATGGCCGCCACACCGGAGGCCTGACGGAGTGCTGCGAGCGCCTGCTGCTGCTCCTGTAGGAGCGTCGCCCGCTGGGCTGCCGGGCTCATGCGTGCAAGCTCGATCTGCCGAATGCGCTCCCGCTGGCGGTCGGCCTCAGCCAATAATGCCTGGGCGCGTGCTGGGCCTTGAAGCGCATCGAGTACGGCCCGGAGTTGCGGCGGGATCAACCGCAAGCCGCGCGCAAAATCGAACAGTGCTTGTGTCGCGGAGCGCACTGCCTGCGCGTCGCCTGCTTGAATCGCGGCGAACACGTCGCCCACGACGCGCCGCATCTGGTCGGTAATGCCAGCGAGCGAGACGTCCGCGATGGCATCTGTGAGCACCTGCCCGATCCGCTCCGCAAATGCCGTCTGCGCGTCGCGGAGCTGGTCATCTGGGACAATGGCGAGTGCTCGGATGGCGCCAGCAAGCCCTCCCGCTGCCCGGGCGCCGGCCTGGGATATCTGTTCGAGCTGCTGAATGAACCGCCGGAAATCGAGGCTCTGGCTCCCCGCATCGAGCTGTCGCATCGCGATGCGCGCGACATCGAGCCCTGGCGGCAGCTCGTCGCCAAACAACCGCGCAATCTCCGCGATCGCGAGTTCTAGCTGCGAGGCGGACAATTGGCCGCGTTCGAACTGGTCATGCAGCGCAAGGAGCGCCCCGCGGAAATCGATACCAGCCGCCTGCGCAGCACGAAGCAGCCACTCCTCTGCTTCGCGCGCACCACGCCCGAGGGCGAGGGTCATGTTGGCAATCGTGTTGCCCAATGCCTCGACATCCGGGAGACCCAGCATGCGGCCAAATACGAGCCCAGGCGCCTGTACTGCCGCCTGAACTGCGCGGATGTCCTCTTGCGTGCGCCGTCTAATGGCGGCGACGAATCCAGTATCCCCGGGATATTGCGCAAGCAGCCGAAATGCCTCGCGACCCGCAGTCGTGTCCGCCAATCGCGGCCCCTCGATAATGCGGCCGGACTCGTCTCGGAATACGATCCGACCGGGAAGCCCGGCCTTGCCGAACAGCTTCTCCAGCGCCCGCAGCGCGCGATCCTCAGCTGTCGGCAGCGACACGCCAAACAGAGACGTTATGCCACCAATTAGCGCTCCGATTGCCGCGCCAATCGCAGTCCCAATGCCGGGTATGATGCTACCTATGGCCGCGCCCGCTGCAGCTCCGGCAGCGACGCTGAGGGCGGTCCGACCCGCATCGAACTGCCCAAAGCGCGTTGTGCCGGGTCCCGTCGCCATCATGATCGGACCCGCGATCAGAGCAGCGAGGCCTGCGCCACCCGCTGCCGCTCCAAGCGTGGAGAGCGAGATCCCGAGGGTGGAGGCGAGACTGCTTGCGCCCGTGATCGTGGCGAGGGTGCCGCCCGTGATGGCCCCGAGCCCGAGTGTACCGGCAAGCGCTGCGAGCACCGGTGCAGCAGACGCCGCGCCGGACACCATGCCTGCCAGAGCCTGGGCGATCCCACCCTGCACGAGAGCGCCGGTGATCCCAGCGCCGAGCCGTGTGAGCACGCCCGCGCCCTGGGCCTTGAGTGTGCGCGACTGCTCGGCGAGCGCGCTGCCGACAATGTCGGACACCGACACTAGCAGGCTATCTCGGAGCACGAGGCCAATGTCTCCCACACCGCCGCCTGCGATGCGCGCCGTAACCGCGCGAGAGAACGAACCACCGATGATCTCGACCACGTCCACCGCTGCTGCGCGCGATCGATCTAGGCCTTCTAGCGTCCGGTCCACGCGCTCGCGGAGAATGTCCATCGTGGCGTCGATTTGCTCGATGCGTGCGGCCCATGCTTCAACCATGCGCGGATCGAAGACCGTCGGCATCACCTGGGCGAGCTGGATCGCCGTCTCTAGCCGCTCTCGCTCTGCCTGTAGCAACGACTCCTCGACGCGGAGCTGCTGCTCCATTGCTTCGCGCACCGCGGCCATTGCCGCGCGCTGCTCCTCAGGGCCCATTGTTTGCGCGCGTTCGAGAAGCGCCCGGGCGCGCTCGACGTCCGCCGCCGCGATCTCACGTGCGGTCTCAGCTCGGATCCGGTCGGCCTGCGAGATGACGTCAGTGACCTGCTCCCACTGGATTCGCAAGTCCTCTGCGGCCTTCGCCGCATCGGTCGATCGCACGCGGATGCCCGCAAGCGCGTCCGCAAACCGGCTCGTGTCCTGCGCCGCCTCTGCTGCTACTGCGCCGGCGCGCTGGAAGCTGGCCGCAACCGTCTCCGGCACTGGTGACATGGGCGCGACGGGCGTGAATGGCGGTGGCTCTATCGGGCGCGGCGCTTGCTGCATGCTGCCGGGCAGGAACAATGCCAACGGCGCGCTGATGCCGAGACCGCTGAGCCCGCCCACGAGCGCGCCAGCTGGGCCGCCGATCAGGCCGCCAAGCACTGCGCCGGACAACGCGCCCGTCCCAACTGCCGCCAGCGCGCCAAATGCCGGGCTCGACACGACCGACGCGATCCGTTCGACAGCGACCATGACCCTGGCGAGCCCGGTCGCCAGGTTCTCTGCGGCCACAACCGCACGTTCGAGGCCGGCCACAATGCTCTGCGGATCCTGCGCGATCTGTGCAGCTACGCCGCGCACCGCGTCCGCCACCCGCCCGAGCGTGCGCGCAAGCACCTCGTCGATACGGCCACGCTCGCCCGTCACCGCCCGCGAGATAGCGTCCGCCAAGCCGAAGAACGCATCGCGGATCTGTGCGAGCGCGCCCGTGACCGTTGTGGATCGTGTTACGATGGCACCGATCTGCTCCAGTGCTTCGGCGATGGCGCCGCGCACTTGTGCCATCCGGCCTCCGAACGTGGAGGCCTCCGCTTCGGCCTGCCCCATCGTACGCCGCCACGCGTCGACGACCAGTGCCCACTTCTCTTGCGCGCTCGCACCCTCGTCGGCGCGGAGCCTCAGCGTGCGGAGTAGACCATCGAGCCTACCGCCAAGAGCACCGCCCACGAGCTCGGCCATCGCATCAATGGACATGTCGTAGGCCGATGCCAAGTCCAACACCATGCGCGTGAGTGGCTCGATCTGCTGCCTCTGCGCACCGAATTGGATCAGGAGCCGCTGGACATTGTTGATGGCCTCATCGCCGTGGATGGTTAGACGTTGGTAGGCCGCTGCCTGCTCCTGGAGCTGCCGCAGATAGTCCGCGCTCGCCTGGCCCGTCGCGCGCAACGTTGCAGCGAGCCGCGCCGTAGCGCGGTCCTGCTCGTCGGCTGCGGCAATCGTGGCCCTAAGCGCACTCGTCACCACACCAGAGACCCGCCCGAGTAGCTCCCAGGCCTGGTTTGCAACGATGACGCCGCGCGCAAGCCGGCTAAACGACCCCTCGGCTGCGCTCGTCGTGCCAGAGAGCCGCTCGATGGCCTGGCGCGTGCTCTCGACGACACGCACTGCGCCGTCGTCTTCGACCCGCAGTCGAATCGAGATATCAGAGATCGGCGGCATCTTGGTCGTCTCCGTCAAGTAGGGCCAATTCCCTCACCGAGTACACGCGCCCCGAACTGCGCACGCCGGCCACCGCGTGCATGAGCTCGATCACATCGGCGTGCGAGTAGACGCGATCGAGCACAATCATTGGTCGCGTCATGGCGCGGAGCTCAGCGAGCAGCGCCCCGGTCTCCACGCGCCAGTACTCGCGCGTGATGCCCGAGTCGTCGCGCCACGCCTTACCGCGCAAGCATCGGGATGCGAGTTCAGCTAATGCCCATGCTTCGGCAGGATACCGCTCTCGCCAGCACCCGCCCTCGCACGCCTCGTGCGCGCAGCAATCCTCACACGATGCCGGGAGTAGCTGCGATCGATGTGCCGCTATGAGTCGGCAGGCGAGCTCGGGGAGCCGAACTTTTTTTTCTCCCACTCCTCCCGGAGCTCCTCCAGGCTGCGCACAACTGCATCTTGCGCGGACGGCACGGCCAATAGGAGCTCGATGAGCTGTTCCTGCCACGTGGGCGGCACATCGTCGAGGTCTGCGAGATCCCTGAGCATCTGTGGATCGCACCCCGAGAAGTCGACGACCACTGGCGGCGTGGCAATGTCCCGATCCGGCACGCCCGAGACCAGTGCCTGGATGTAGGCTCGCAGGATGTCGCCCTGTCGCGCGCGCACGCGATCGAGATACATCGCGATCCGACGTCCGGCATGCACCGTGATACGCCGCACCGTGACGCGCCACCCGGCGCATGGCGGCGGCAGCTCCACGACGCGCGTCTCCTGGGCCTCCAGTTTCTCGTACCGCATCACGGCGTATCGATGCGCACCCAGACGGGCGAGATGCCCTCGTCCGAGGTGCACCGGATGCAGTCGTACGCATCACCATGCACGACCTCGGTGACCCGATAATAGAGCTCGCCATCCGGGTCATACTCCACCCCGCCGCCGGGCAGGCTGCGGAACCGTACAATGTCACCGACCTGCATGGCTCACCTCTTGGCGGCCTTCGCGGCCTGGTCTACGACCTCTCGTACGCCGATGGCCGCAAGCCCACTCAGTGCTGCGCTCGTGGTGGTGTCGGCCTGGCCGCTTAGCGCGGCACCAATGGCACCGATGACCGTGGCCAGGATCGGCACGAGCGGCTTCGGGATCAGCGGCATCACTCGCCTCACGAGGCTCGTGAGGATCGCCGCAGCTGCAGGAATCGCAATGCGAAGAATGTCATCCATGGGGCACCTCCTACTACTCGACCCAGATTGCGTACTCAGACTCGATGCCGCCAGTGCAGCGGCCTTGGATCGTCTGCATGATGATGTTCTCGCGCTCCGAGTATTCCATTGTGATCGCCATGCGCGGGAAATGGAAGATCCATTTGTTCCCGGTCACTGAGCCGACATCGATCCGCATGCAGAATTTCGTGCCGGCGAACATTTCGCTCAGCATCGTGGCGTCCGGGATCGCACGGTTAGGTGCTATCGTATCACGGTCCACCGCCATCGTCGCGCGCACGACCGGGTTGCGGCCCGTGATGATCGGACGCAGCGCACCCTGCGAGACAGTGGCATCGTTCACGATCTGGCGCTCGTTCCCGCTGTCGAAGCTGAATTCTCGGAGTACGATGGTTTGGCCGCCAGACGTGGCACCGTCGAACGAGCCGCCGCCGGCTTGGCCGTCGCCCGTAAGTGCACCAAAGCCCGTCGAGTCGTAGGCGATAGTAAACTGCGTGGCCGTAGGCGCACCGGTCACGAGGTGGCACCCGTTCACGACCTGCCACGATCCGGTCAATCCAGTGATTGCCACGAGATGCCCGGTCGACAGACCGTGCGCCGCATCGGTCGTGAACGTGGTCGTGGTGCCGGCCGTAGCGGATGTGAGCCGCACCGGTGTCGTGATGCGAGCGATGCGGAGCGTGATGTTCCTGAATGCGACTGGACGGATGATCCCGCCGGTGTAGCCGGTGAAGCTACCCTCGTCCTGCGAGTCCCAGACACCCGCGCCATCGAAGGTCCCCTCCAGGAATCCCTCAGGCCGGCCAGAGATTGTCAGCGACCCGACGACGTCGCGCGCGAACACCCTCGCCTTGCCATTCTTCGCACCGACCGTTGGCGGGTGGCATCTTGCTGGCGTAGTGGCTCCGTCGATTAGCTCTGTCGGTGTCGCAGGGCGATATATCACCCGTGCCGTCTGCGTGTGCCGCGCCATGCCAGCGGCAATGAGCATTGCGTCGATCGCGCTCGCGCCATTGCCGGTCACCGAGCCCGCAGTGCCCGAGCCGAACACGGGGAATCGAGCCCGCACGTCCGCGAGCTGCGGACCCACGACCGCATCGATTGGAGACAGCGACCCGCGGATCACGCTGATGGGAATGAGCTGCGGCCGGGGCTGGATGACGACCGGCTCCAAGAGCGGGAGATCATCGGTGCCGCCAGTGCCGTAGGCCGGGGCGCCTGGGTTGGATTGTAGTTTTGCGACTGCCTGAACAGATTGGCTGATGGTGACCTGCTTCGCCATGATTATACCTCCGTCCTAATTACGCCCTCGACGGTCAGCATGTCGCGGTGATATAGGATGCGGTATTCTCTAAGTACGAGATATCCACCGCTATCCGCGCGGAGCACACGCGCCATGAGCGGCGTCGCACCGTATTCGCCAAGGACGCCCATGATCTCCGCATCGAGGGCAGCTAGCTGCGCGTGATAATCGAGCTCGGACCAGGGCCCGCGCGGCATCCACTCGATGTCGATGTTCGCGGCAATGATGGCCGATCTACCCGCCTGCGGCTCGTACTCGACCTGATCCATCCAGACGATGCACTCGCCAGGATCCAGCGCGGTCTCGTCGCGGTCGAATCGCACTCGTGTCGCGATACGAGCAGCCACTACGGCATCGGCCGCATCACGCAGAATGTCATGCTCCACCGTAGACACGGGCTGCCTCCTCTGCGACTCGCGATACAAGCTCGGGCGCGATCTTGCGCAGCGCGGGTCGCGCCGGCACCGTCACCGACCGCACGAGCCGATATAGCGGCACGATCGTCTTGCCGCGGCGTTGACAGATGATGCCCTTGCGCACGAACGTGTTGCGGTACGCCCGTGGGGGCCGCCGCTCGACGCCTGCGGCGGTCAGCGCCGCAGGCAGTGGAATCGCCAGATACTGCCCGCGCCGCGGCCGAATCACCGTCTCGTCTACCGGTCGCCCCTGGGCATCGATGCCCTCGTGCACTCCGGCGTACACCAAAGCCGCGCTGCCTGCCTCGACACCGACGCTCAATCCAACTGGGCGCCGCTCGACCTGGTAGCCGTACGAACCCATGAGTCGCCCGGTTCGCACGGCCGTACGCTCTGCCGTCGTGCCACCGCGCCGGTATCGCGTCACGATGTCCTGCACTGCGCGCCGCCCCTCACGCTCCAGTGCGCGCGCCATCCGCTCACGCCGCTCGGCGCCGTAGCCGGTCATCCACCGGAGCGTGTCCGCGATACCGCGCGCGGAGATCGAGAGCCTCATGCGCCCCTCCCGAGTTGCTGCCGGAGCACGTCCGGCGGCCCGAATGCCTGCTCGCCCGCGGCCTCCCGCGTCCGGATCCACCGCGCTGCGGACACGATCGCAGCACGGATCTCCTTGGGCACGCTCGCGACGTCAGCCGCGATGCCCACAGTCGCCGTGATGCGGTACCAGCCGGGCGGCCAATACCCACTAGCACGTGTCACCAGCCCAGCCTGCGAGTCGACGACGTACGTCGCGGCGTCGACGATGGTCCAGGCCTGGGCGTCGGTGGAGTACTCGACTGTGACCGACTGCACCGGACGGCCCGGCACGCGGAGCACATCGAATTCGCCCACGATGTACTGCGTCTGGACGCGCGACGTCGCCACGATGGTGCGACCAAGCATGCGCTCGACCAGCTCCGTGGCCTGCGCCGCTAGGCGATGCGCCCCGAGGGCATCCTCAAGGCGCATCCCCAGCGCCTGCGCTAGCTCAGCATCCGTGATCGCGGGCGTGATCATGTCGTGCCCCGATATTACGCCATCTCCAGTACCGCGACCGCCTCGGGCTCCATCAATTTGCCGCCCTTCCGCGACCAGATCGCGAAGCCCATGTGCGGCGCGTAGCGTTCTCGCAACGGGATGAGCAGCAGATCGGATCGGTCCACGATGTAATACTGCGCGAGATCCCCGAACAGCATGGGCCGCTGCCCCGACGCGACAGCGGGAACGAAGCCGCTTCGGAAAATCGGCCGATCGAAAAGCGTGAGCACGTTCTGCCCCGGCATGAAGATCGGCCGCTGGGCAGCGTCCTTGAACCGGAGCATTTGCGCGAGCGCGCTGCGGTGAATCAACCACACACCCTGCTCCGCGTACTCTTCGCGCACGGCCGTATACAGGTTGACCACATCGTCGTACGAGATGTTGGTCGCGGATCCGGCCGTCACCACGGGCGTGCTTGCATCCGTGAACACGCCTTGCGGCTTTTGGCTCCCATCGCCGACGATGAAGGCCTTGTCTTCCGAGAGGGCCTCCTGGCGGGAAATGATATCGGCCAACACGCCCTCCAGATCCACCTCCGCGTCTTCAATCGTGGCACGAGACGCCACGACATGCCCCGGCTCCCACGGCCATACGCGAATCTCGCGCCGTTGGAATTGCTGTTGCAGTGCCGTGCGCGCTGCGACCGGGTCAAGGCCTGCATTGCCGGGCCATGTGTCGGTGATCTGCCCGGATACATACTCGCCCGACGGTGCAACGTAGGGCTCTTGATACACATCGCGGCTCGTGCGCCGCACCGTGCAGAGTTGCCGCATGAGCCCCGTGCGTCGCCGTGCGATACGTACGGTCGGAGTAAGCTGCGGCGGCACAAGCAAGTCTTCTCCGGTCGCCGACGGCGGCGCCGCTGTCCATTGCAGCCGCCACCCGACCCCGCTGTCTCCAGCGGCGAGATAGGTCTGCCGCTCTGCTTGGGTCAGCCCGGCCTCGCCCTGCGAACACCATGCCCGGAATGCCTCGCCCCACGGGCGCACCGGCTCCTGGGGCTGCATCACGTGCGTGCGCGCCGGGACGGACGCCGTCAACGTCGCCGCCGGCTGCGGCTGCGTGAGCGCCTCGGCCTGCTGGCGACGCTCTTCGTATTGCCTCAAGCGCGCAGCCCGTGCCTGTGCGGCCTCCATGGCCTGATCGAGCTCCGCGACCGCGCGCTCGAACTGCTCGACCGCGTCGGATGGCCATTGCTCCCCATAGCGCTGATCGAGCTCGGCCCGCAGCGCGTCCACTTTCGCGACTGCCTCAGCTAGCATGCTCATAGTTACCTCCTCTGACCTTCACACGGCGCCAAAGCGCCAGTGCCCGCCGCCTGGCGAGCGTTGTATCGGATGCCGATGCGCCTGCACCGGCGTCTGTTGCAATCTGTTCCGCAATCTGTTCAGCGGCCTGCTGCATCTCCGCCGCAATCAACTGCACACGTGCCTGGGAATTCGCGCCCCACGGCACGAGCGAAATCTCCTGCAAAAGCGCCTGCTCCACGACCCACGTGCCCATGACGTATTGGGCCGTGATCGGGGCAAAGCCAATCGATGCCTCGCCGATAACTCCTCGCGTCACGAGCTCAGATAGGTCCGAGCCGTCGCGCGTATCGGTGAGCGTGGCCTCGAAGTATAGCCCGCGGTCGTCCTGCCGCAGGACATCCGGGCGTGCGATTGCACGTGTCGCATCGTGATATGCGAGCACCAGGATGCGATCGCGGATCGCTGGCAAAGTGAGCGAACTGGTGAAGGCATTGGGCAACAAAACGACCGGCCCCACCGCCTGGCCGTTCGCGCCGGCCGGCCAAAATGGCGTGTTCCACGTTGCGGCATACCCGCCGACTCGGGCCACGATAGATATCCTCGCGGCGCGATATTGCACGACAAGTGTGCGTTGTCAAGATTTCCCCGAGACGACTGTACGACACCGGCAGTTGGGATGCGCCGGCGGCTCTTCACTTCGGGCCCACTCGTCGTCGAGGCTCTGCACCTCACGATCGCGCGGCTCGCAGACGGGGCACACGTGCTCGTCGTCCGCCGTGATCCACATGATCTGCGCATTCGGCCGCGCCTCCCGGAGTGTCTCGTGCCGCGAGATATTCACCGCGCGTGCGGCCTCGGTGCGGGCAATCGTAAGCGCCCGCGAGTACGCCAGCGCCTGCGCGTAGTCTGCCTGCTCTGCGGGCGAGAGCGTCTCTGCCCTGCGTGCGAGCGCCGCCACCTGCCGCGGGTGTAGCGGCACGATGCGCACGAGCCCGTCGCGGAGCGCCCGCGGAGATAGGCCCTGGTCGAGTGCATCTACCACTGCCGACCGGATCTCCGTGCGTGTCTCGTCGTCGATGGCGGTCACGAGATCGGCACCGCGCCGCTCGGCCCAGTCGATCGCGCGCCGGCTGGGAAGGGCGACGCCGCCACCCAGGTCCACTCGCAACGAGCGGATGCCTAGCTTTGCGGCCTTGATGAGCTGGGCTTGCAGGGCCGCGATGCGCATCCGCGACACTCCGGCCCGTTCGAGCTCGCGCCTCAGTGCCTCGATGTCGCGCGCGGCGAGAGCATCGTCAATACGCTGCATGTCGACGCGCTGCAGGAGCACCCGGTCGTAGCTCCCCACGGCGCGCCGGATGGCTCGTTCGACGAGGTCGATCGTCTGCCCGACGTGCTCGCCCGCCATGTCATGCCACGGTGATGAGGCCCGCGAGCCCGACGCCGCTTAAGTCGCCGACGGTGAGCTCGACGCGATAGAACCACCGTCCTACTGGGATCGTAGCGAGTGCCGCGCTTCCCCACTCTGCCTGCGGCGGGTCGGCTGACACTGTGGCCGGTAGCGACGTGCCGGAGCCGCCCACGCTCGCGGAGCAAATAAGCACCGCGCTGTCGACGGCGACGGCCTCGCCTGCATCGTCTCGCACCGCGATCACGAGCGAGCCGGGGGCGCTCGGGTGCATGACCAGTGCTCGCCACTCTGGCGGCTCGCCGCGCAACGCTGACATCGGAATTTCAATCACTCCAGGTCGCGCGCGCATGGCTCACCTCGTCGGGTAGGTGACACGGATCAGGATCTCCGCGGTCGGAGTATTGCCCATGGTGTCTGTCGCCTTGACGCGGCAATGGTACGTGTTGCCAAGCCGCTGCGTGCCCGGCAGCACTGCCACGGTCACCGTGTCGCTCGCGATCACAGTCGGCCCGCCGGCGAGCATGCCCGACGGGTCCGCATCGGTCCGCTTGGCATCGATCACGCGGCACGACCATGTCGCGGACGTCACCGTGCGCGCCGGATAGACGACCCAGTATGTGTCCCGCACGTCGGGCACGTGCTCGATCGTCGCGTGGTAGTCGAGCGCCCATGCGGGTGTGGCGAGCAGTAGCATCAGCAGCATGCGCATCATGGCTGTGCCTCCACCTGTGTCGGCTCCGTGAGCTCCGAGAGCCCCGACCGCAAGACATCGCCGTCCGATACCCGCGGGAGCCCCATCATCGAGCGCGCCTCGTTGCGCGTGATCAAGCCAGCGCCCCAGGCTCGTTCCGCGAGCTGCCACTGTGTCGCGCGATGCTCGTCGGCCCCGGCTAGCTCGGAGAAATCCCACCACAGCTCGACCTGCGATGGGTCCAGTCCATAGAGCGGCGCTAGCTGCGTCTCCAGCATCTGGCCGACGCGGCCCACGAACGGAATGATCACATCGTGCACCAGGTGCTGCCTCGCTTCACGATAGTTGGCGTACGTCGCGCGCTTGAGTCCGATCACGGCGCTCACCATGATCGGCGGGACACCGAGCACGGAGCAGATGCGAGCCTCCACGTGCGCGAGCAGGTCCGCGACATCGATCTCTTGCGGAGATACGCCGACCTCGCGGACATCGACGCGCGATTGCTGGAGCAGCGGGATACCCGCCTGCCGGCCAGATGAGTCGCGCTTGAGTGCTGCCTCGACGCGCATGCGCACGGCCTCAGCCTCCTCGTCGTCGAGGTCGTCGCGTGTCGTCAGCACGATCTGCCGGAGTCCGCTCCGCGCCACGTCTCCGACATAGCCCATGAGCGCCCGATCGAGCGCGACCTCAGACGCAATCATGGTCCATCGCGCGCGCGGCACGAGCGGGTCATCAGTGGCCGGCACGATCGCCCAGAGGAACGTGCCAGGCAGCATGACTTTCGGCCTGCCGGTCGTCGGCTCACCGTACTCGATCGCTTCGAGAGCGCCCGTCGCGGAATAGCGCTCCTGGGCGAATTGCGACGGCCGCGGCAGAATGTACGCAGGCGTGCCGTCGCCTCGGAGTACGAGCTCGGCGAAGATGCGCCCCACAAGCCGCTCCTGCGCCACCCACGTGCGGAGCAGCGTGGCGTAGTCGATGTCCGGCGTCGGGTGCCAAATCAGGTCCAGGATGGGGTGCTGCTCGACGGGCTGGCCAGCGATCCGGAGTGTAGGTCTCGCGGATGCGGCCACCGTCGCGATGGCCTCGATGCACGCCTCGACCAGCGGATGCGTGGCGACGTCGAGATATGATGCCTTCGCCTGGCGGATGGGCTCAGCTAGGCGGAGCACCCGTACTCCGCGGCCCGGCAACGTTGCTGCCGGCTGCACCGGAGATGCAGCGCGACCACGCCGACCCACCGCGGCGCGGAACCGGTCGAGCCAGGACACCGTCGCCATGTGGGCCCGTCTATCATATCGCCGCGCGACATGCTAGTGTTCGGGCATGTCGTTCCGCGATGCACTAACCGAGCATGCCGGTCGTCTCGGGCTCCGAGAGATTGCGGGGCTCTCGGGCACCTCGAAATCCGAGGCCCGCGAAGCGCTGGCGGACCCGGCCGTACGGCGCGAGTATGAGGCCGCCCGGGCACGCTACATCGACGGGCTCGTGCAGCAGCTAGAGCGAGCCGCCCGTGCTGGCAATCTCCGGGCCGTACGGGAGCTGATCCGCTTCGCCCGCGGCATCGAGCGGCGCACGTCTCGACGCGAGCGCCGACGTGAGCGCAGAGACGTGCCCGCGTCGCTACGGAAGTGGCCGCATGCAGTCGTTCTCCCAGGCCGCCGGCCGAGCTGACGCGGAATTCGCCGTCCCGCTCCGGTCGGCACGCGAGCTCCGGCGCTACATGGAGCACGCCTGGGGTGTGCGCCTGGGTGGTCGTGCGGCCTGTCCGCATCACGTGGCACCACTAGCCGTCGCGTGGGATGCGTACCGCGCCACCCAGCCAGTGATCATCGTGCGCGGTGCGCGCGGCACGGGCAAGACCTACATGGTCGCCGCCCTCGGGCTCACCATGGCTACCACGCTTGGGGCGTCGGTGACCATCCTTGGCGGCTCGGGCGAGCAGAGCAACCGCGTGCATGACCACATGCGCCGGATGTGGCTACACCCGACGGCGCCCATCGACATGCTGCTAGATGAGCCGACGCATCGTGTGACGAGGCTCATCACGGGCGCCACCATCACCGCGCTGCTCGCCTCGTCGCGGAGCGTGCGCGGGCCGCACCCAGAGCGGCTCATTCTCGATGAGGCCGATGAGATCGACGTCGATTTGATCGATGCGGCCCTGGGACAACCGCAGTCTCGCGGGCCGATCCGTGCCGGCGTGCTGGCAGTATCCACCGAGCACCGCACCGACGGCGGCATGGCGTACCTGCGGCGGCTGGCCCAGGATCGCGGCTGGCCTGTCGTCGAGTGGTGCTGGCGCGATGTGATGTGGCCGCACGGGTGGATGCGGCGCGACCAGCTAGAGCGCGTGCGGGCTACCGTGCCCGAGAGTGTCTGGCGCGTCGAGTACGAGATGGGGCAGGTGGTATCCCGAGACGCCGCCATCGACCCCGAGGCGCTCGCTGGCGTACTCGACGGTCCAGAGATCCGGGACGCTGGGCGCGCGGTTGAGGTCGAGCCACCAGAGAGTTCGGGGCAGTACGCCTGCGGCGTCGACTGGGCGCGGAGCGAGCATGCGACCGTGGCGGTCGTGATTCGGTGCGATGTGCGACCGCGGCGGGTCGTGGCCTATCTCCGGATGCGGCGGCAACCATGGGCGAGACAAGTGGAGCGCGTGGCGGAGCTCGCGACACGATACCGCGCGCGGGTGTGGCATGATGCAACCGGGCTCGGCGACGTAGTGCACTCGCTGCTCGCGGTGCCGGCCGTGCCCATCGTCTGGGCACCGAAGACCCGCGAGCGGCTCATCACTGGCTATGTGCGAGCCCTCGAAACGCGGGCGCTACTACTGCCCCGCATCGACACGCTGGTGTCGGAGCACACGCAGGCCACCTGGGATGATCTCTGGGGCCGCGGCCACTTGCCGGACTCGCTCGCCGCCTGCGCGATGGCGTGGTACGGGGCCGAGCGGATGCGCGGCGTGGGCGGCATCTACGTGTGAGCCGCCAGCTGCTCTGGAGGGAGTGGGGCCGGCGGAAAGGAGTAAACGCCGGCCCCTCGGGCAGGAGGTTGGTGAACGGGCGATGACCGTGTGCCATATCGGACCGTGGTTGTCAAGTGCGTTGACTTTTATGCTTGCGTTCGGTATTGAAATGCGCTGAAGGCATGTGATGGGCAATCATGAAGCCTTCTTTGCCCCTGTGGCTGTTCCCGGCAGCCGCAGGGGCTTTTCTTTGCCGTCTAGTTTCCCGGCTCATCATCCGGCATCGGCCGCCCGAGCCGGTACGCAAGCCGCTGCAGGGCACCCAGTATCTCCTGGCGATCCTCGTCGCTCGGGCCGGGTGGCGGAAGCTGCGGAGTGCTCGGCTCCAGCTCGACCCATTCGCACCGGATGCGGCCCTCGACCAGGGCCTCGGCGACTAGGCGGTCGTAGACGCGCCGGAATGTGCGGTAGAGCTCGTCATCACGGAGACGTGTGCCCTCGGCCAGGCGCATCGCCTGGAGGGCGAGTGATGGCATGCGCTTCCCGCGCCGCGCCAGCTCCCAGGCCTCCTCTGGGCCGGGCCAAGCATCGTCGAGCGCGCGCACGATCGCGATCCAGGACACGCGCTCTCCTCGCGCTGCGATGCGGGTGATGGCATTGCGCAATTCGAGCGGTCCGAGCCCGTACGGCGCGAGTTGGGCGCCGATGAGAACCGCGGTCTGGCGCTCGACCTGGATGCCGTGGAACGATGCCGCGGCCATGATTGCGTCAGCCAGCGTGTCTACCGTTGCCATTGTGACCTCCTGTCTGCTTCGGTTGCGGGCCAAAGACAAGCCCGTGCTGGATGGCCCATTCAATCCCCTCCACGATCTCGCGCCGTTGCTGTTCCCATTCCCTGGCAAATGCGGGCTTCCAATCCCGCATCTCGACCAGCAGCACCTCGCAGTCCCTGAGCAGCAGCGAGAGCGGATGCCGGGCCCGCACGTGGATGCCACCAGCGCGCTCGACGTACCAGCGGGCGAGCCGCGGCGCGTCCTCGATGCCGACGCGCTTGACCAGCTGCAGGCACATCGAGTTGGTCCGGGCGTTTCGCGGCGGGCGGGAGCCGTATCGCTGCTCATAGGCCGATGCGTACGCCTCCCAGGTCTCCGAGCCTGGGGCCCCCTGGGGTTGCGCAGGTGGGTGGTGTATTTCCGGGTTGACAGCCGGCAGATTTTCGTGACACGCGCTAGACGCGCAAGAATCGGTTATAAGCGACGTTTGGGGCCTGCTGGCTACCATGGTACTGGTCGGGGTGCGTCTTAGCTTCCTGGGCGAATTCTGGCGTTTTGGCGGCGTGGTTGGTTGTGCGGCCGTTTCTGGTGATGCATGGGTAGCTAGGTGATCAGTGTCTGTGGTGGCAGTAGGATCACTCGTGCTGCGAGCCCTAGCTACCCTGGGATCGTGATCCGAGTTGGGCTGAGTTTCGCTGCGCGAAAAATTGTGGCGCGTCCCGCTGAGCTTTAGCTCAGCGGGAACATTCAAACCTACTAGCGATAGATTATTCTCGCTATTGCGGCTTGTTAGATCTATCGTAGTAGGATGTTGGGGGTGAGAGAGATTAGGAAGAGATAGGGGGTTATAGGGGGGAAGAGGAACCTCAAGAGAGAGCGGGGGGCCGGCGCACAAAATTTCTGTTGACGATACATGGGGGTCATTTGCCCCCCATGTGGGGGTCATTTGCCCCCCGTGTGGGTGGCTTTTGCCCCCCATATGGGGGGCATTTGCCCCCGGGGCTTTTGCCCCCCATATGGGGGTCATTTGCCCCCCATCCCAGTTCGTGGCGTGGGTGGCATTCGCCCCCCATGCGAGCGCCCACGTTGTACCAGCCTGCTCGATTGCGCCGATCTCTTTTAGCCGTGCAATGCTGCGGCGGATGCGCTTACGGTCCGCACGGAACAATCGCCTAAGCCGATACACCGACATGGGCCCGCCCAGTGCCAATGCCAGCGCAACGGCAATGTCCGCCCGCGACATGCCTCGCGATGCGAGGCCCCGAATGAGTCCCATGATCTCTCTCATGATCCACCTCCTAGTGTGTGCTCAATATCACGGAGAGCGATCGCAACCAACAGCCCGACCTTGCCCAGCACCTCCGGCGCCCTGCGATGCCTGAGTCGCCGCGGCTGCGCCCTCTCGCGCCAGACAAGCCACCGCCACTCACCGCAACCAAGCCGATTGGCCGCGGCGATCAACCACCCGGGTCGGACACGTTCGGCCGCCTGGTTGAGCCAATAACTCGGGACAGACGCACTGGGCGCCCATCGTGTCCGTCGCATCGCGATATATCGCTGGGCCGGTTCAACCATCCACGGGTACTCGCTGCGCACATCGGCCAGATGCCGCGCATGTTCCGCGGTGATGCTGCGGATGGTGGCCTCGAACTCCTCTGGCTGCATCCGCATGCCTGCGGCCATGGCCTGCATGGCCCAAGGATCCCATTGGTCAATCTCCGCGGCATCGACGTAGCCGAGGGCGGCATCGAGCAGCGCGGTGTGTGCCATAGCATGCCAGAGCTCCTCGTACTGCGACCTGTGGCTAGGCCGTATGGGCAGGATGTCGCCCTCATGATGCTGATATCGCGGCCCGATGCGAGCCGGCTTGGGTCCGAACTTGCCTAACCGGAGACCGTAGATGCGTCGTGGCTTCGGTTTGCCTGTCATGCCGTCGCGCAATGCCATGATTCGCCGCGATGGTCAACGCTCGATTCAGGCCGCTCTTGACATGTGTCACGGATTGGAGTATGTTGTTGCCAACGATTGGCGCCAATGGTTGGCGCGAAAGGAGGTTGGTATGAGCGACGAGATGAAATCTGAGGTTCAGATTCCGGAGCCGGCACCGCCGGCTCCACCGCCCGTAATCGGCGGCGGCGTGGCCACCATCGAGCAGGCCCGCACCGTCGCCAGAGAGCTGGCGCGCGTAGTGGAGGAGTGCGGCCTGTATGTCGTACTCCGGGGCGGCCAAAGACACGTGAAGGTCGAGGGCTGGCTCACCCTCGGCGCGATGCTGGGGCTCACGGCCAGGGAGGTCTCATGCACCGAGTCAGACGGCGTCTACACTGCCGTCGTCGAGGTCGTGAATTCCCGCGGCCACGTGCTTGCCCGCGCGTCGGCGGAATGCGGCGCACCCGACGAGCTCGACAGGCACGGGCAACCCGTTTGGGCGAACCGGCCGCGATACGCCCGGCGGGGCATGGCGGTGACCAGAGCCACGTCGCGGGCCCTCCGCATGGCCCTCGGGTGGATCATGCCCCTGGCGGGGTACAGTGGCACACCCGCCGAGGATGTGGAGCCCATTCGCGACCAGATCGAGGCCGAGTCCGAGCGGCCGCCGCGGCCCCAGAAGCCGAAGCCGCGGCCGCAGCCGCAGCCGTGCCCTGCAGCGACGCAACCCGTCGACGACGAGCACCGCTGGGAGACGGCGGTGTCGGCAATCCACGAGGCGGAGCGCATGGCGGGATTGCAACAGACACCGGAGACCACCCTGCGCAAGCAGGGCCTGGAGTGGTGCCGCCGGTACTACGCCGAGCTGCGCGCTCGGCTTGAGGCGATGGAGGTCTAGCCATGGCTGTGAGGCGTGGTCGAGATACCATCGGGCTGCGCGTACTCACGCGCGACCCACAGATCCGGGAGTACCTACGGCAGCACCCGGATGAGAGCCTGATCGACGCGATCCTCGCGGTCATGGACCAGCTGCAGCAGGAGAATGCCCTCCTGCGGGCAGCCCTAGACGACGCGCAGCGGGCCTATGACAGAGTATGCGCTGCGATCCGAGACATGGAGAGGGAGGTGTGACATGAGAATGACTTTCATCACGTTGACGTTCTGTCCCGCATGCAAGACTTGGCACAACAGAGATGCGGGTGCCGTCATCTGGCGCGAGCACCAATTCTGGTGCTCGAAGCACGCGGAGCCGGTGAAGTGCACCGGGACGACGTCTTTCCCGCGACTCGACTTTTCGGAGGGCGAGCAATGCTGATCGAACAACTTATCTCCCACGTCGAATCAAGCCGCGCGGTCCGGCCATCCAAACCTGGCGCGTGGAACATCGGGCGGTGCGTGCGGATGCTGTGGGCTGGTGCCCACGGCATCCCGCCGAGCGACCCACCGAGCGGGCGGCAGGTAATGTCCTTCGACCTCGGCAGCCGCATCGAGGACGCGATTATGTCGTATATCGAGCAGGCCGGCATCGGGCACATCCGCCCGCTCGGGCGCGAGGATGCGGTGCACGTGCCCTGGCTCCAGGCGTACGTGCGGCCGGATGCGCTCGTCGAGCTCGACCGTGAGCTCACGTGGCCAGACGAGCTCGGGCTCGTGACGGTTGCGGGCATCGAGTACCAGCAGCCGCCGCAGCCGGGCGAGCTAGTGGTGCTCGAGGTCAAGTCGATGTCGGATTATGCGTTCGATCGGGCCTGTCGAGGCATAGTCGACGACGCATATCTTGCCCAATGTCAGGTCTACCTGGATGCGCTGGACTGCCGGTGGGCGCTGCTGCTGGCCTACCGCAAGGAGACGAGTCACCTCACCGAGGTCTGGATCCCGCGGAGCGAGCTGATCATTGATGGCTTGCGCGCCAAGGCGGAATGGGCCTTTGCTGACCGATGTCCCTCACGGCCCTACGAGCTCGAAGGGGCCTGCCCAGGGATCGCCGAGGGCCGCTGCATGGGTGGCCGCACACCAGGCCGCGGGCAGCCACACTCGGAGTGTGGCGGCACTGGGCTCATGCCGGGCGGACCGTACATCCCGGCATATCCATGCGGCTACTGCGATTACCGCACCTGGTGCTGGGGCGAGCTAGAGCCGGTCGTGGCGCGCATCGGGTCACGATGGGTGCCGCGATTCCGCCCGCGCGACAATGGAGGTGCATCATGAGAATCGACACGCGAGACATCCGACTAGCCCGCGGGCTCGTACGCCGATGGGCGCGAGACCTGGCAACGGCCATGCTCCGCCGCGCCGAACACGACCCGCGGGTGCTCGCTGGTAGGCGGGAGCACTATCTCCTCAGGATCGAGCACGATGTGGTCATTTGCACCGACGTGCTCGACGACGATGGCGATCTCGTGTGGGTCTATCGATACTTGCTAGACGGAGGCGACTATGCCTGGGTGCAATGAGTGGCTCACATACCCCGAGGCCGCAGCACGCCTTGGCACGACCGTGCAGGGCGTGCAACGGCTCGTGCGGCTCGGATTTATCGAGGCGCGGGACCGGCGCATCCGCGCGTCGAGCGTTGAGGACTACATCCGGCAGGGGCACACAATCCTTCCGGGTGTGTTCCGGCGGCTGATTGTGCAATTGCCACCGGACCTTGCTGAGCGGCTCAGGCGGGAGGCACAACAGCGGGGCACATCGATGTCCGAGGTGATCAGGCAGGCGCTGAGGGAGGTGCTGTTATGACGCGGTGCGATTTCTGTTGGGCCGGCCTCGCACTCTGGGCGTACCTATATGTCGACCCAAAGCACGCCGATGCACTCAACGACGTGACCATGAGCCTTGCGACCCTGGTGGTGCACGCCGTCTGCGGCTCGATGGTGCCAGGCCGGGGAAAGGACCCGACTGAGCTGATCGAGCACGTCCACGGGATGGCCCACCGTGTGGTCGAGGGATACGCACTGGTGCTGCTTGAGCGCGCCGAGATGGCGTGCCGCCAGGCGCGCGAGGCCGGCAATCACGCGCGGGCGCGGGGGATCCAGACCAATATCGATCTCCTGCAGCTCGCGATGGACTGAAAGGAGGTAGAATCATGTGGTGCAAACTATGTGCTGATGCCATGATGCTGATGCACGCGATCACGGGCCCGGATCGCAGGCTGCTCAGGCCCATCCACGAGGCCCTCAATCAGGCCGTCGCGATGGCCGTATGCTCATGGATCGTGAACGGCACGAGGCTTGACGAGCTGGGCGAGGTGATCTCCGCCACCCACGGCGACATGCATCAGATCGTCTCCGCCCACTCCGGAGAGATATTGACACTGGCGGCAATGACCGAAGCCCGGTTGCGCGCCGATAATCCTAGGGCGGCTGACTTCATCGCAGTCCGGATCCAGTCGGTGACGCAGGCCCTGGCCCAGGAGCCGCCTGCCACCAACACGGAGGGATGACCATGCGGATCCGGTCTATCTATCTGGCGCGCACCCATCGGGCATACTACCACCTGTGGCTGTGCGGGATATGCAGACTAGAGGCGCTGCCGCGCGGGCCCAAGGTGGTCTGGTCGCAGTGCGGACCGCGCCGCTTCCGCGTGCCGGGGGTGGGGCATTTTTCGACTCTGGAGGATGCAATCCGCGCCGCCGCGTCGGACTGGCGGGCTAAGCGTAGCTACGGGCCGCGCACAGTGTATGTCCTGGCCGCCTGGGCGCTGCCGCCCACGGACCGAAGTGTCGAGGCGGCCATCCAGGCCGCCCGGGCGCTCCTGGCAGCACGCGGCATCGAGATCGATGAGAGGAGATGATGACATGAAGCATGCCGACATCCAATTATACCCAGTCCGCTGCACCACGTGCGGCACGACCGGCACACTGCACGCCGTGCTGCTCCGGCACTGCGGCACATCGCCCAATCACCTAGGTACCGAGACCGTGCTGGTCGATGCCGAGACCGGCCACGTGGTCGATATCGACTACGACGTGGGCCATAAGCGCGGGCAGTATGATCACGCGGCTGATGAGTGCCACGGCTACTGGTGCCCGGAGATGCTGCTGGTGGATCAGGCGACCGGCGAGGTGCTGGGGGCCGGGCTTTTGGCGTTCGATTGATCCGGAGAATGTCAGAGTTTCGTCACTGCATGCGTCTATGAGACTAGGAGGTGCGCTTTATGGGTTACATGCGTTACATGTGTCTTGATGGCATTGAGTCCCTGATCAGTTCTGCCGAATTGACGATCGTGTTCGACCGCTGGCGGGTCCACTATCGCCGCGCGGTTCGTGGGAATCCCCCGGAGATTAGCTGTGAAGAACTCGAAGAGGAACATCCGGGCCTGACGATCGAGAACCGCAAGTTTGGGATTCACATTGTTCCCAAGAGCCTCGTGGAGAGATGCGACGGCAGATATTTGCCCTTGCCAATGCTCATTACGCAATCAAGACTATATCGCCTGCTCGGCAGATTGAGATACGCCGGCGTCCTGGCTGCCCCTGAGTGGGTCGAGGAGTGCTTGTATGCCTTCAAGTACCAATACGACCGTGGATCGGAGCTGTTTGCCCGCATCATCCGGTACGCGGCCAGCGCGGCAGACGATGCAGGCGATGCAGAGGGTGCTGATAGCTCCGACGGTCAGGGCGACCCGGCCGAGGTCGTCGGCGCCTGATCTCGCGGCCACAAAAAAGCCCCCGCGGGTGACCACGGGGGCTTTGGTGGTGGGGGCGGAGCCGCCTAGCGGACCTGGTCCCGGAGGAGCTCCATCGGCTCCTCCGGGACAGCGCCGCTACTGCACGACTACGGTCGGCATCGGCGCGACCCGGATCTGCCGTGGCGGTGACACATCGACCCGACGCGGACCAGGTACGATGATGATCGCGCGCGGCGTACCCTCCGCCGGTGGCTTCGTGGGCGTGATCGTGCGCGTCGGCGTGTGCGTCGGCGGGCTCGTGGGCGTAAATGTCGCAGTGCGAGTCGGAGTTGCCGTTGGCGTGTCTGTCGGAGTCCGAGTCGGCGTGTCCGTCGGTGTGAATGTCGGGGTTACGGTAGGAGCATGAGTCGGCGTCGGAGTCTCACTTGGCGTCGGCGTTGCGCTGGGTGTGTCCGTGCGCGTGTTGGTAGGCGTGTATGTCGGCGTGACTGTCAGAGTCTCGGTTGGCGTCTGAGTGACCGTCGGCGTCTCGGTCGGGGTATGGGTCACCGTTGGCGTGTCGGTCACAGTCGGGCTCTGTGTGGGCGTCTCGGTGATTGTTGGAGTGTGCGTCGGCGTGCTGGTCACCGTCGGGGTGTTTGTCACGGTGGGCGTGTGAGTAGCGGTGTTGATCATCGTCGGCGTCGGCGTTCCAGTCGATGTGTGCGTCGGCGTCGGAGTTCGACTCGGTGTCTCCGTCGGCGTAAACGTCGGAGTGACAGTCGCCGTATGAGCCGCTGTCCACGTCTCGGTGGGTGTAGGCGTCGAGGTAGAAGTCTCCGTTGGAGTGAACGTCGATGTTGCGGTCGGAGTGTGCGTGGGCGTGGATGTCGGCGTGTTACTCGGCGTGAATGTGGGGGTGACAGTGGCCGTATCCGTCGGTGTAGGTGTCACCGTCGGTGTCTCAGTCGGCGTCACGATCGCCGTCGGCGTATGCGTTGCAGTGGCGGTATGCGTGGGTGTCGGCGTGCGAGTCGGTGTCTCCGTCGGCGTAGTGGTCGACGTCTCCGTTGGTGTCGACGTAGGCGTCGGTGTGGGCGTGCTCGTCGGTGTCGGTGTCGGGACGCTAAACCATAACGGTCGGGGATACGCGTCGACGGCGCTCGGGCTCGCAACGAGTAGATAAATCGCTAATGCGATGATGACGGAGAGCGATACGTGTAATATGCCGAGTGCTCGCCTCAACCATCTGCTCCTCAGTCAGTTGTTCCAACCCATCCCGCCATATTGCGTTTCAAGCAAAGGCGATAAACGATCGCGGCCCATGTCGCAGACACTGAAAGCGTTCCGCTAAATGCACCGCCACCATCATAACCATGCTGAAACGTTGCGCGGCACGTTGCGGACACACAGTTGCTAATGCCGCAGAGTTGTGTCCCAGTACCTGTGAGCGTCGGTGCTGAATTAGTTGAGTACACCATCACAGATGCGATCGTTGCCGCACCATAGCCAGCAGGACAGCTTGCAGTAGCCGCAGGCACAGAAACAGATGTACCGCTACCAATCGCAGTCTGCGTTTGAGCAAGCGTGACATCTCTTGCCTGCGCTACATGCGACACACAGATATTCTTAATCCGCACGTTGGTCGAGAAAGACCCTGTCCACGTCACCCCGGTTTGCGCTCCGGGCACGCTGAACGGCCTGCCAACCCCATCAAGATCGGCACCGTTGTTGACCTCGACTCCGCTGCTCAGGGGAACAGAGCTAGCCCAAGACGAAGTGATACTGTACCCGGTCGTGTTATCGGAGGAGTGGGCAACGACGACTGCTCCCTTAGTTGGGACATCGCCGATGCAGCTGATGGACGTAGTATAGGTCGTGCTTCCAGCGTTGCAGACCTGCGAGTATGTATACGCGAGGGCTCCCCTAGACACGATGGACAGGCACGCAACACTAATCAGAATGCGCCGACCGATCATACCGCACCTCTACCCCGAGAATGCGCGGATCGTTGGTCCAGCTACTACTGGTGGCGTTCACGACTCCGCGCAATGCCACAGTTGATGCGCCGCTGCATGTCCCGGCACAGGTGACGTTAGTGAACGAAGCCTGAGTCACAGTATCTACGCTCGATGCTGTCTGTGATGTTGCGGCTGCCGTACCATAGGCAGCAGTAATTGCAGACCCCGAGGAAATACATTTACAACTCCAATCAATCGCAAGCGTGTTGCTTGCTGAATCGCGATGCAATGCAACAGGCGCTACTGCGAGCGCTGACCCTGACCATCCGTCTGGCATGGAAAAAACGACCGAGAATTCCGATCCGGCGGCATCAGGGCAGGAAAGATAACTATATCCTGGGGTATTCCCACTTGGCGTGACGACGTCCTGCGTGCACGCGGTCGCAGCAGTGAATGCCAGCGGCGAGAGCAGGAGCGTGCGCTTGCTCGTGTCCACGTAGGACTTGTTAACGATATGGCTCGCCGAGGTTGGGGAATTAGAAACCGAACATCTGTTGCTGTCTAACGCGCTGCATGTCAACATGCCGGTACCGTTAACGCCAAGGGATATGGCACCGCGATTGCCTTCATATCGTGTCACAGCAAAAGCCGGTAGGTCTACAATTGACGCGAACTTCGTTCCATCGGGCGCAAAGAATCCGACTATTCCGCCATTGCTGCCTCCATCGCCAATCTGCCCGATTGGCATTGAATAAGTCGTGCCACTGGAGCGGTAACGCGGGATGTATCGCGTTCCGACCTTTGACATCCACAGCTCACCATCGATGGGATTTGGTTGTGCAGAACTATCGGTACTGGGTGGGCCGGCTCCAGGTGTATCACTGCCCGTATCTGTCCACGTATTTGACGACCAGCCAGAGAGCGTTTGCAAAAGCCCAAATGTGCCTCCGGATGTCGGTGGCCGTCCGTAGATTTTCCAACCGCTGGCGCCATGAACCTGGTTCACCGTAATTGCCACGCCGCAATCAGAGCTGCAGCCGCTAAGCGTGATACACGCAGCATCGCCAGCGACAGTCTCGCCGGACTCGCTCACCGCGGTCGCGCGATAGCAATAGGTCCCGTTGCTAAGCGTACCGCCCGTAGTCTGCGAGAGCGCTACGGTCGGTGAAGCGAGCGTCGTGGTTTGCGGTTGGTCACAGTCAAGCACACCAAGATAACCGCTAGCATTGCCACCCCAGCGCTGGGCAATATCAGCCGTCTTGGCGATGGCATCGATATATCTAATCGTGCCTGTGCCCTCGATGCGCCGGCGACAAGCGTTGTACGCAACGTTACCAGAGTAGATAAGATTAACCTTGTCACCGACAATCAAATCGTACAATGGTGGTCTGTCCGGAATCCCGCGCAACTTTGCAACAGTTATATCTCGTACTGACAGCTCGGGTAGATTTGCAGCTACAAAAGCATTGTTTGTCTGGCATGGACCGCGAATAGCTACCAGGGCGGCGTGTTTGTATGGCGATGGAGACGAAGCCGGATTAATCAGGCTGCGCATGATGCCGGTGTTAAAGCCAGTAGCGCAGCGATTAAACACAAACTCGACTTGCCCTTCGTAATCTGCTGTTACTTTAGGTCCGCCCTGAATAAACGCAAGATCAACTATAAAATCAACAGACCCCCCGGATACACGTGGAGATAGAATCGATTTGATCGCACCGCTTGACCCAAAACGCCTATTCGTAACGCACGATGACCCAGGACAATCGGCATCAGACAAGCACGCAAGCTGCGTGTTATTAGCACATACCGCCGGGTGGTCCCCCTCAAGACGAATAGAGTGAAATGACGCATTCCAGCCAAAACCGTACGTCCAAATATCATCAAAACCTACTGTCACATTGCCTGGGCCGGAAATAATGCCGTCGTATCCGCTACCCCAGTGAACTAGCGCAGCGTGTGTTGCGCCTGAGGCGACCACATCACCAGCAAACCATAACGCATGCCCGTTGCCCATATTGGTTATTTGCAAACGCCGAAACGCAACAGTACTCCTGTTGGAAACATACACCGTTGCAATGCTTGACGCAGAAAGAATTGTCGCCGATTGCCTATCTGGCCCAGCGTACGTAATTGAACCAGGGGACGGAATCGATTTTACCGTTGTATCTATACATGGGCCGTTCGCTCCACAGTCCGCGTCAGTGTGACATTGGACATCCTGATTTCCTTGACAGGCAAAGCCAATCCATTCATTGTACTGGCCCGCAGCTAAGTTAACCGCATAGAACTTAGCTGCGAACAAATTACATGAACCACCGCCGCACCAACTCCTGGGGCCATTGATACACGATGATGCTACGCATGGCGACGATGGATGGGTACGGGAACATGTTTCATTTGATGGGCAATCATTGTCCACCGAGCAGCCGATATCGCTTACCGAGCAGTATTTCATGCACGGGGTATCCGTGCCGCTACACACAAGCGTTGAGCACACACCGCCGCCGGTGCAGTCGCGATGCTCGTTGCATGCTGCGCCAGCATTCGTGCCGCCTGCACAGCGCATGCAGTTTTTGGCGTTATCGTTGGAGCACGTATAAGCTCCATTGTCATTGTTCGCCAAAATCCGCGCGTGCACACCCTGCGGCCCTGTGATCGTTTTGCATGGTTTGTTGATCGGGCCGCATTCCGGACCGTCGGTGCCAGCTGGGTCAACATACAACGCGAACGCACTGGCAATGTCGGCTTGCGGAACTGGCGCGTTGACGACTTGGCCTCCGATCACGCGCAGCACTTGGCCAGTGGGGCTATCGGAGAGCGAGCCATTATTAGTGCCGCCCCAAGTAAGCGGCCATACGGTTTGCGGCAACGACATCGTGCCGGTGGAAGAATCATAAGACAGCGGAGAAGAAGCCTGAATCGATCTGCGCGCTTCGCTGTCTGAGTAAGCATTATCTACGCGCGGTTGCGCGTAGACCACGAGCGCGCACATTAGGCCGACAAGCCCAATCGAGATCATTGCATGTCGCATCGCACATAATCTCCTACGTTTTGGCGTGTTACGTACAGCTCGGAACACGAGCCCGTCGCCGGCGCCGGATAGCGCACGCAATCCCCATCAGACAGGTAGATGCCAGGACCGCCCCATGGTTGCGGTCCGACAGAGATCAACACCCGTCCCGCGTTGGGACTGGGCCCCCGCGCGCAACAGTAGCACCACGCAGCAGGGATTGGTGTGGGAGTGCCGGCCCCAACCGTCGGCGTCGGCGGGATTGCTGGCGTAGGCGTGCCCGGCGTGCCGCCTGCAAATGGTCCTTGGTAGATGCGGTTCCAGCGCGGCGAGTCAACAATTTTGTCAGCGCACCGTTGCTCTCCATCGTAGCTGTAACAATGAGCGTCGATGACTGCGGTCGGCGTCGCGGCCGTCTGGACACCTAGGCCGCGATCGACCTGCGCAGATGCGGCAGTAGCAAAGAACCAGATGCACGTAGACAACAGATACATCATGGCGCGATATCTCCTCTCATGGTAGACCATCGCAGCCGCACGTCACGTACGCACGGCGGATGTACTCGCATGCATCTGTCGGACAGCGCACGATAGCCGGCGTCGGTGAAGCTTTGGGCGTCGCCGTATACGTCCACGTCGCCGTGGCTCGTGCGGTCGCGGTGGCTGTGTGCCGTGCCGTGGCCGTCGGCGTGGGCTCCGGCGCGATTGCCGCACTCCACGCGGCCTGTCCCAGCACATCGAGCACCCAGGCGCGCGTGGCCGACATGGCTACTCGCCGCACCTGCGAGCCGCCAGGATACCCGCGCACGACATCGCGCACCACGAGCTGCTGGTCGAGCACGTAGAGATCGGATCCCGAGAGCAGCGCGATGCGCCCGGCGCGCGAGTCCAGTGCTGGGCCCTGCAGCGCCCGCCCACGGATCGAGGCGCCGACCGCTGGCGCGTCGCCACTCCACCCCGTGAGCCGCTCGGCACCCGCAGCGCCGTAGGTCCACAGCGCGCCGCGCCCATAGCACACAGTGTCCGCCAGGAGATAGCCGCCATCGTATATCGCGATGCTGCTCGCAAGCGGAAGCCGTGTGGTGGACGTATCGCACGTGTGCGTGCCGTCGCCAGCAATGCGAGCGGTTGCGCCCATGTCGGAGACCGAGTAGATCGTGGCATAGTCAAGCACGATCCGGTCGAGTAGCGCCTGCGGTTGATTCAGGCCGCGCACCTGGACGTCGGGATCGATGCCGTCCAGGTCGCGGAGCACCGTCATTGTTCCGCACCGTGCGAGCACTCGCCGCCTGCCTGCGTGCATCGAGAGCCAGCCGGAGCATCCGACGCCCTGCTGGTCCGAGACAATCCGCGTCACAAGCGTCGTGGTGCGGCCCGGCACGCGCCACACGGCGAGCGAGCCGCGCTGGTTCGCGTCGAGCCCATACGTCGACAGCGCATACAGCGCGCCTTCGGCATCGACCGCAATGCCCGTCACACGGCCCGAGACCGCAGCACCATCCACGCCGCCGATGTCCTGGCGCCATTGAGCGCCGGCGGCACAAGCCAGGACCAGCATCAGCACCGGTAGGAGCGTCTCGATCGGTTTTCGCGCGCCGCGTGGCCAGTAATGCAGCATCGCACGCCACGGAGCGCCTAGATACCGCGCGAGCTCTGCCGCGCGCGTGGCCCGCCGTTGTGCCCGGCCGCTACGCACCTCGACGAGCAGCGCATCGCCAGGCCGGATCGCCACGATGTCCGCAGGCCCCTTCGAGCCTGCCGCGCGGAAGCACGTGTATCCGCACGCTCGCAAGTGCTCGATGCTCCGCCGCTCGTAATACACTCCGCGCCGATAATTAGTCATTTCTCACCTCCTTGGAGCGTCCAATCGCCCCATAGTGTCCAGTAGTCAAGCCGCCGTTGGCGCACGTAGACGCCATCGCCCTCGCGGCTGCCGGATGCGTCCGTATTGCCCTCGATCGTCTCGCCGGCTCGCAAAACGATCCCCATGTGGCCACCAATGCGCCCAACTCGCAGTGCGAGGCATCCACGATACATGCGAGCGACCTTCTGGCCGCGCGCATCGATCTCGATGGCGTGGTCGAGCACCCGTGCTGAGCGGATCCAGGTCCGCGGGCATCCGGTCCACCGCCGCACCGTCTCCAGGCACCACACGACGTACGCCGCACACCATGAGTGCTCTCCCGTCGGATCGAGCCCGGTCGTGCGCACGTACTCATCGATCTCCGGCCCGCGATTGCGCGCCTCCTCTCGCACTCCGAGCTGGGAGAGTCCAACGAGGCAGAGCAATCCCCTGAGCACCGATGTCGTGGCCGCGAATGGCCGGTGTAGTGTGAGCTCCGTGATGCGCCCGATGGTCGGGAGCTCGCCGCCGCCAACGGCGCGCAGCGCGGCTTCGGTGCGCGGGCCAAAAATCCCGTCGATCGGCCCAGGATCTGCGCCCTGCCGCATGGCAAGCTCCTGCAGCCAGCGCACTTCAGCGCCGCTATGCCCCTGGGAGAGCCTGATCCGCCGCTGCTGCGCCGCGAACATGCTACCCCCTATGCCACGAAAGCGCCAAGAATGCCACCTGCGACAGCAGCCCGACGGCCGCAGCCACGGCCGCCCACGCCACGCGCGTGGCGAACGCACGCATCGCAGCGCGATCCTCAGCGATTTCGCGCGCAAGCGCGTCGACCGCAGCTCGCAAGTGCTCGATCTCGGTCTCCAGGGATGCGAGCCGCTCCAGGAGACCGCGGGTCGTGCCGTCGCCATACACAATGCGGTGAATGTCCTCTCCATCGTGTCTCATATCGCTGCACTCCATCATCTACTCCACGGCGGGACTCCGATAGTGCGGGAGTCCACGCGATATAGTGCCGGGGCATCGATGCTCACCGATTGCCCAGTCTGAATCCTTAGCCACACCTGCACATACGCCACAGCCTGCGCGGTCACCCGCGCGGTGGCGTAATACCTGAGCCACCCGAGCCCGTTGCGCTCTGCGGTAGGTCGCAGTGCGATCTGGAGATCGGTGCCGATAATGTTGCCGGCCGAGTCCATCTGCCGCACCACGACGCTAGTGCGCTGCGTCGTGGAAAGCCAGGCTGCCCACAAGAACGTCCAGCCCGGGCGAGCGACGTGCAGTCGTGCTGCAGCGTCGGTATCACCGAGTGTCGGTGTATCGAAGAACGAGGCCGTAGCCGTGGCGGTGAGCGTCACGTAGCGGTCGCCAACACAATTCTGGTCCACGGTAACACTAGCCGTGGCTCCGTTATACCACCAACCGAGCGGGAATCCGCTCGACCGGAGCTGCGAGAAATCCGCGTTGCGGAACCTATTGCTGGTCGCGCGCGGCGCATCCGCGATCGCCGGCGCCAGGTCGATCACGCCCGGCTGCAATGTCGCCTGCGGCATGCCGGTCTGCACGTAGGCCATGTTGGATCGCCATGGAGCAAGCTCGACCTCGGTCTCGTCGCCGATCTGGAGCGCGCGCACGATCCAGTCTCCGCTATGGCGGCCCGTGGAGTCAGCCACGCGCACGACGTCGTGCGGGCGGAGATGCCAGAGCTCTGGCCCCCAGCCGCTCCGGATCGCAAGGCGATCCCTATCCGCAAGCTCGTGCGCTGCGATCCGGTACGCCATCGTGTCCACTGTCTGGCGATCGAGTAATAGAGGCGCCGTCACCACGAGCTCGGGCCCGCTGTCGCTGAGCTGCAGCGACAGGTCTCCCGGATACTCGTCGAGCTGGTCCAGGACTGTCTCGTCGCTCGTGCCGCGCGCGCGAATGAGGGGCCCGAACCGCACCCGCAGTCGTGCCGGAGCAGGCCCAATCTCTGGACGCCCGCTCGCATCGTCGTAGCCGCCGGCGTCCGGGCCGAGCAGCAGCGTGTGTCTGCGGGTCCGCTCGGCTTCCCATGTCGCATGTCGGTCTCCGAGATCACGGATGGCCGCGCACGTGACCTTGGCCAGCTCCTCCAGTACGAGCTGCGCGCTCTGCCGCTGGAGTGATGCACCGAGAGCGCCGTCGATCCTGCGCGACGGCCGAGCTGCCAGCATGCTCGCGGCCTGGTCGGAGCTCTGAAGTCCGAGCCCCATCGTCGAGTGCGCGAGCACGTCATGGATTGCCTGGGCATAGCTCGCCCGGGCGCGCTGCACCCGAGCCATGACGGCGCCGCGAGCCTGGCCGGGCAGCCGCACAATCGTGAGCCCCGTGCGGTAGTCCGCACCATCGAGCACCACGGCATCGCCCGACACCTCGCAGCCGGGCCCCACCTCGAGTACGGTCACGCCGCCGTAGGTCGAGCCCGCTGTGTAGCCGCGTCCAGGAGTGACGAGCGCGACCTCGGTCGCATAGCCGCCCGATGCCCTGAGGATCGCCACGCGCGCCCCACCGGAACCGACGGAGACGATATCGCCCGGAGAGCCCGCGACCGTGTTGGCTGCCGGTGTGGCCAGGATCGACTTGATTATGCCGCTCGCTGTCGTGCCGGCGAATGAGATGCCCGACACGCTGACCTGCGTGTCGGAGCCCGATAACTGCACGGCCGTCACCTGCCCGTAGCGCCACATGGTATCGGTCGACGACATCCAACGGAGCGTCATGCCTGGTACCACGAGCCCGCGCTGGTCTCCGGAGACGACAATCGTGTCGCTCGCGGTAATGCTCACCACGGCGAGGCTCGCCCACGAAGATGCGCGCTCGAGGCCCGCCTGCTGGGGCGCAATGTCCCACCACACGTCTCGCACTGCGAGGAAATCAGGCGTGCTCGATCCCGCAGGCCGCGCATCGGCCAGGGCAAAGTCGGTCCCGCCATCGAGCGTGCGTGATTCGCCAATGTGCGGCAGCGCATAGATCGCGTCGCCGTATGGCATCGGGATCGCCGCGCCCGGCTGGCTCGATAGCGGATACCGCCACGGCCACACGGCATCGGCTGGGATCGGATCCTGGGCGCGGTACGTGAGCCAGTCGGACAGCGTCACCGCTGTCCCGTCTCGACCATCGGCGACGGACGTGACGACCATGCGCGGCACGCGCGCGAGTGCGCCACCCGAGTCGAGCACGTAGACATCGACCGTCCGCCCGATGAGCGCGCGGCCTGCGCCGGAGTACTGTCCGAGCGATGCACGCCAGAGCTCGCGCATATCGATGTCCGACAGCTCGCGCGGGATAATGGCGACATCAGCCACTGAGCCGTTGAAATTGTTGAGGCTGCTGGCTGCGGCCATGATGTATGCTGGCAGCGAGCCAGCGCCGAGCGTGAACGATCGTGTGACATCCATCTGCACGACGCCCTCGCGCCAGGAGCGCCACCGGCCCGTGGTGGGCTCATAGGTGTACGCAATCATGGTCCAGGCGTCGGACGGGATCGCAATCTGCGAGTTGGGGCGCGGGTCGGTGCCTGTATAGCTTGCAGCGTAGAACTCGACCTGGCCGCTCACATAACCGTAGATGATCGCCCAGGAGCCAGCGTTGAGGAGATACTTTTGCACCTGCGAACCGATCGGGCGGACCCACATGAGCACGGTCCACGCCCCGGCGAGCGAGGGTGCGGGCCCGCCGGTCACCTGCACGTAGCTCCCGCTCGCACCATTCCCGCGCCACGCCTCACGGGCACGCTCGGAAAGATGGGGCCACGTGTCGTCATACGAGATCGACGACGTCGAGCACACGTAGTTGCGCGTGACGTCGGCATCGCCCGATACCTCGTGCCCACGCCACCACATCATGGGCCGATAACTGGCGATCAGCTCGCCCACCGTGCGCCGGTCCGTTGAGTCGAGCACCACGGTCGCCGGAGTCGCCTGCTCGAGGCCATAGTAGCCGCGCGAGAGCTCTGCGCCGATGCCCGTGATCCGCTGGATGCGCGTGCGCGGCACGTTAGCCGATAGCGTCAGCAGCCGGTCGTCGGGCTCGTCCGTGGTCCAAGCCTGCTCGCTCGTGTCTCCACGCGCCACGTGGCACACGTAGACGACACGGCTCTCTCGTGTTGCGCGCGGTGATCGGCCTACGCGCGGGTGCAGGTGGAGTGCTGGTGTGGCAGTGCTGGTATACGTCCCCATGCTGCCGACGATGTCACGCTCCACGCCACCACCGCCGCGGAATGGCATATACGACGTGGGCCCATAGTCGAGTGCCGTGCGGCCCTGAGAGAGCTCGATGCAATCCGCATCGGAGAGAGCCCGCTGCCACAAAGCGACCTCGGCGACCACGCCGTCCAGCGTCTCCGTCCCGTTTGCGTGCCGCCCGATCCACATCGCGCCCGTCTGCGTGCCCATGGCGCCGACAGTCGCCTCCACGTATCGCACACCGTCATAGAATCCCGTCGCCGTGCTGCCCTGGCGTCGCATCACGACCCATCCGCCATACGCCCGATGGTATGGTTCTGCCAACTGCACGAGATAGACGTCATAGCTAGGCACGACGAGCCGGAAGCCAGTTGGGTCCACGCGCACCTGCCACGAGACGGTCGTGGCACTGCCTGCGTAGAGCACGGTCTGTGCCGCTGACCCGGTCGAGTCCCACCGGCACCAAAATGCGATGGTCCACTCGCTGAGCCCCGCCAGAGGATGCTGGCCACTGCTGACCAGGTAGCGGATGCTGCTGCAGATGACCGCCATCTCTAGCGCACCTCCCGCAGTACGACGCGCCCGACCTCGATGAGCGTGGACGCGCGGTGCTGGATGCGGACCGGCTCCACGAGCCGGCAGACGTACGGCGTCGTGACTGGTACCACGAGCACTGGGTTCGGCCGCGCCTGCCCCAGTGCCTGCCAGATCGAAAGCTGCGACGCGGGGAGCGCACCGCCGCCCATCTCCAGAATGACCGCCTGCCGCGACGTGAGACGAGGCCTAAGCCCGTCGATCGTGCGCGCCGAGTCAATCGTGTAGCTGAGCGTGGGTGAGCCGTACGCCGCCTCTAGGCGTGTGCGCGCGAAGCCCATGGCACCGATGTACAGCATCCCAGAGCCATCGTCCGTCGTACTCGTCATTCCCCGGATCCGCCAGTAGCGACGCTGCACGCCGCCGCTGCCATAATCGACAAAGAGTTTCCGCCGTCCGGAGTACGCATCCACAGCCGCTGTATACGTGGTCGCGGTCCACGTTGTGGCGTCGGTCGAGTAGGCCACCTCGATCGACGAGAGATTCGGGGCATCGATCCACACGCCAAACACCGTCAGGTTGCTGCCCAGGTCGATCTGGATGCCTGCCCCATTCGCGCTCGTGGCTCGCCATCCGACATATGGACGATCGAGATCAAGCACGTCCCGAATGTCATAGCCGCCCGCAGTAGTGCCAACAGCAATGAGCGCGATCGGCGCATGCCAGTCGGTGATGACGATCATGCCGTGGCCCTCCCCGTGCGGTGCCCTGGCCGTCGCACAGGCAGCTGCGCCCGCAGCGCGGCGGTATTCTCCCTGAGCGCGGCGGTATTCTCGGCCTGCGCGCGGATCTGCTCCTCGAAGCGCTGCTGCTCGATCGCGGCCTGCTCACGGAGCACACGCTCGGATTCGCGGAGCCCTGTCAGCGCCTGCTGCTCCAGGAATCGGCGCTGCGCGCTGCCCGCCGCGAACTGCCCGGCGAGTTGCAGCAGCTCCGTGCTTCGCTGCTCGACGATGCGCGCCCGGTCGATCGCAGCCACGCCCGACGCCTGACGCAGCGCGGCGAGCGCCTGCTGCTGCTCCTGCAGGATTGTCGCGCGCTGCGCCGCCGGGCTCATGCGCGCAAGCTCAATCTGCCGGATGCGCTCCCGCTGGCGATCGGCCTCCGCGAGTAACGCCTGAGCACGCGCGGGGCCCTGCAGCGCATCGAGTATGGCGCGGAGCTGCGGCGGAATAAGCTGCAGCCCGCGCGCGAAGTCGAAGAGAGCCTGCGTCGCAGAGCGCACGGCCTCCGCGTCACCCGCCTGAATCGCAGCGAACACGTCGCCCACGACGCGCCGCATCTGGTCGGTGATGCCGGCGAGCGACACGTCGGCGATCGCATCGGTGAGCACCTGGCCGATGCGCTCCGCAAATGCCGTCTGCGCATCGCGGAGCTGGTCGTCTGGAGTGATGGCTAGCGCACGGATGGCACCGGCGAGCCCTTCCGCGGCGCGCGCCCCAGCCTGCGAGACCTGGTCGAGCTGCTGAATCAGCCGCCGCAAGTCAAGGCTCTGGCTTGCCGCATCGAGCTGTCGCATCGCGATGCGTGCGACGTCGAATCCGGGCGGCAACTCGTCCCCAAAGAGCCGCGCAATCTCTGCGACCGCGACCTCCAGTTGCGACGCGGAAAGCTGCCCGCGCTCGAACTGGTCGTGCACCGCGACGAGCGCGCCGCGGAAGTCAATGCCGGCTGCCTGTGCGGCGCGAAGCAGCCACTCCTCTGCCTCGCGCGCGCCGCGCCCGAGGGCGAGCGTCATGTTCGCGATCGTATTACCCAGCGCCGCTGGGTCCGCGAGTCCCATCGCCCGCCCGAACACCATTGCAGGCACCTGCACGGCCGCTTGCACCGCGCCGATCTCTTGCGCAGGCCGCCGCTCGATGGCCGCAATGAGTCCGGCAAGATTCCCCCGATCTCGCATTCCAATAAGCCGCTCCACGTCGCGCCCGATCACCGTGTCCGCTAGCCGCGGCCCCTCAACGATACGGCCGGACTCGTCGCGGAATACGATTCGGCGCGAAAGTCCGGCCTTCTCCATCACTGTCTCGATCGCGCGCAGTGCACGGTCCTCTGCCGTAGTCTGCGAGGCCCCGAACAGCGACGTGAGCGCGCCGAGAAGTCCGCCGATCGCCGCGCCGATCGCGGTTCCGATGCCGGGAATGATGCTGCCAAGCGCCGCGCCTGCTGCAGCACCAGCACCGACACTCAGCACGCTCCGACCCGCGTCGAACTGCCCAAATCGCGTGGTGCCGGGCCCCGTCGCCATCATGATTGGGCCTGCGATCAGAGCAGCGAGACCTAGGCCACCAGCAGCCGCGCCGAGTGTGGAGAGCGAGATTCCGAGCGTGGATGCGAGGCTGCTTGCGCCCGTGAGCGTGGCGAGCGTGCCGCCCGTGATGGCGCCAAGCCCAAGCGCACCAGCGAGTGCTGCGAGCACCGGTGCCGCGGATGCCGAGCCGGACACCATGCCCGCCAGAGCCTGCGCGATCCCGCCCTGCACGAGGGCGCCCGTGATGCCGGCGCCGAGCCGCGTGAGCACGCCCGCACCTTGGGCTTTGAGTGCGCGCGACTGCTCAGCCAGTGCGGATCCGACAATGTCGGACACCGATACGAGCAGGCTGTCTCGCAACACGAGCCCGATGTCTCCGACACCGCCGCCTGCGATGCGTGCCGTGACCGCGCGAGAGACCGAGCCGCCGATGATCTCGACCACGTCCACCGCAGCCGCGCGCGCTCGATCTAGGCCTTCGAGCGTGCGGTCCACCCGCTCGCGGAGAATGCCCATCGTGGCGTCGATCTGCTCCACGCGTGCGGCCCACGCCTCGACAACCCTCGGGTCGAACACGGTCGGCATGACCTGAGCAAGCTGGATCGCCGTCTCTAGCCGCTCGCGCTCGGCCTGTAGTAGCGACTCCTCAACGCGGAGCTGCTCCTCCATCGCTTGCCGGACTGCGGCCATTGCCGCGCGCTGCTCCTCGGGCCCCATCGTCTGCGCGCGCTCCAAGAGCGCCCGGGCGCGCTCGACGTGCGCAGCCGCGATCTCACGTGCGGTCTCAGCCCGGGTCCGGTCTGCCTGCGAGATCACATCCGTGACCTGCTCCCATTGCACGCGCAGGTCTTCTGCGGCTTTGGCCGCATCGGTAGACCGCACGCGAATTGCAGAGAGCGCATCGGCAAACCGGCTCGTGTCTTGCGCCGCCTCGGCTGCCGCCGCGCCAGTGCGCTGGATGCTGGCTGCTACCGCTTCGGGGATCGGCGACATCGGCGCGGCTGGCGTGAATGGCGGTGGCTCTGTCAGCGCCGGCTGTACCGGCTGCGCCGCGCCTGGCTGCATGCCGCCGCCGGGCAGAAACAACGCCAACGGCGCGCTAATCCCGAGACCGCTGAGCCCGCCCACGAGCGCGCCAGCAGGCCCACCAAACAAACCGCCGAGCAGCGCGCCTGTTAGGGACCCGCCGCCCAGTATGGCCAGGGAGCCAATTGCCGGACTCGACAGGGCCGCGCTGATTCGCTCGGCGGCAATCATTACCTTGCCGAGCGCCATGGCGAGGTTCTCCGCCGCAGCGACTGCACGTTCGAGGCCCGCAACGATGCTCTGCGGATCTTGCGCGATCTGGCTAGCTACACCGCGCACGGCTTCCGCAACCCGCCCGAGCGCGCGTGCAAGCACCTCGTCGATGCGGCCGCGCTCGCCAGTCACCGCCTGCGAGATTGCGTCCGCCAAGGTGAAGAACGCATCGCGGATTTGTGCGAGCGCGCCCGTCACCGCCGTGGATCGTGTCACGATAGCACCGATCTGCTCCAGTGCCTCGGCGATCGCGCCGCGCACCTGCGCCATTCTGCCCCCGAACGTGGACGCCTCGGCTTCTGCCTGCCCCATTGTGCGCCGCCAGGCATCGATGACCTGCGACCATTTTTCCTGCGCACTCGCACCCTCGTCGGCGCGGAGCCTCAGTGTGCGGAGTAGCCCATCGAGCCGGCCACCAAGCGCACCGCCCACGAGCTCGGCCATCGCGTCGATGGACATGTCATATGCCGATGCGAGATCGAGCACCATGCGCGTGAGCGGCTCGATCTGCTGCCTCTGCGCGCCGAACTGGACCAGGAGCCGCTGGACGTTGTTCACCGCCTCGTCGCCGTGAACCGTTAGCCGTTGGTACGCCGCGGCCTGTGCCTGCAGCTCGCGGAGATAATCCGCGCTCGCCTGGCCCGTCGCGCGCAACGTTGCGGCGAGCCGGGCAGTAGCCCGGTCTTGCTCGTCGGCTGCGGCGATTGTGGCCCGAAGCGCGCTCGTCACCACGCCGGAGACGCGCCCGAGTAGCTCCCATGCCTGGTTCGCGACAATGACGCCCCTGGCGAGACGGCTGAACGATCCCTCGGCAGCCGTAGTCGTGCCGGATAGCCGCTCGATCGCCTGGCGCGTGCTCTCGACCACACGCACCGCACCGTCGTCTTCGATGCGAAGTCGGATCGAAATGTCAGAGATCGGCGGCATCGTCGTCTCCGTCGAGCAAGGCCAACTCCCTCACCGAATAAACGCGGCCGGAACTGCGCGCGCCCGCCACCGCGTGCATGAGCTCGATCACGTCTGCATGCGAGTAGACGCGATCGAGCACGATCACGGGTCTGGTCATGGCACGGAGCTCAGCCAGCAGCGCCCCCGTCTGCACGCGCCAATACTCGCGCGTGATGCCCGCATCGTCGCGCCATGCCTTGCCACGCAGGCATCGCGATGCGAGCTCTGCAAGCGCCCATGCCTCGGCGGGATACCGTTCCCGCCAGCACCCGCCCTCGCACGCCTCGTGCGCGCCGCACTCGTCACATGACGTCGGGAGTAGCTGCGATCGGTGTGCTGCTAGGAGCCTGCAGGCGAGCTCGGGGAGCCGAACTTTTTTTTCTCCCACTCCTCCCTGAGCTCTTCCAGCGCTCGCACCACCGCATCTTGCGCGGACGGCACGGCCAATAGGAGCTCGATCAGCTGCTCCTGCCACGTGGGCGGCACATCGTCGAGGTCCGCGAGCTCTCGTAGCTGCTGCGGGTCGTGCCCCGAGAAGTCCGCCACCACAGGCGGTGTGGCGATGTCCCGATCCGGCACACCGGACACCAGCGCCTGAATGTACGCCCGGAGAATGTCGCCCTGTCGCGCGCGCACGCGGTCGAGATACATCGCAATCCGACGCCCGGCATGCACCGTGATGCGACGCACCGTGACACGCCACCCGGCACATGGCGGCGGAAGCTCCACGACGCGCGTCTCCTGGGCCTCCAGTTTCTCGTACCGCATAGCGGTCACGTGTCGACGCGCACCCAGACGGGCGAGATGCCCTCATCGGAGATGCAGCGGATGCAGTCATACGTGTCGCCATGCACAATCTCCGTGACGCGGTAGTAGAGCTCGCCGTCCGGATCGTACTCCACCCCGCCGCTAGGTAGGCTGCGGAACCGCACAATGTCACCGACTTGCATGGCTCACCTCCCGGCCTTGCTCACCTGGTCGACGATCTCTCGCACGCCGATAGCCGCGAGGCCGCTCAGTGCCGCACCCGTGGTAGTGTCGGCCTGGCCACTGAGCGCGGCGCCGATAGCGCCGATGACCGTGGCCAGGATCGGCACGAGCGGCTTCGGGATCAGCGGGACCACTCGCCTCACGATAGCCGTGAGGATCGCGGCTGCTGCAGGGATCGCAATCCGCAGAATGTCGTCCATGGGACACCTCCTATTCGACCCAGATTGCATACTCCGACTCGACGCCGCCAGTGCAGCGGCCCTGAATCGTTTGCATAATGATGTTCTCGCGCTCCGAGTATTCGAGCGTGATCGCCATCCGCGGGAAGTGGAAGATCCACTTGTTCCCCGTCGCTGAGCCGACATCGATCCGCATGCAGAACTTCGTGCCGGCGAACATCTCGCTGAGCATCGTGGCATCCGAAATGGCTCGGTTGGGCGTGAAGGAATCCCGATCCACTGCCATTGTCGCGCGCACGACCGGGTTGCGGCCCGTGATAATCGGGCGCAGCGCGCCTTGCGAGACGGTGGCGTCGTTCACGATCTGCCGCTCGTTCCCCGCATCGAAGCTGAACTCTCGGAGTACGATGGTTTGGCCGCTCGATGTGGCCCCGTCGAACGAGCCGCCACCGGCTTGCCCGTCGCCCGTGAGAGAGCCGAAACCCGTCGAGTCGTACGCAATGGTGAATTGCGTGGCCGTGGGTGCGCCCGTCACAAGGTGGCAGCCGTTGACTACCTGCCACGAGCCCGTCAACCCGGTGATCGCCACGAGATGTCCAGTCGAGAGTCCGTGCGCCGCATCCGTCGTGAATGTGGTCGTAGTGCCCGCCGTGGCTGACGTGAGTCGCACGGGCGTCGTGATGCGAGCAATCCGGAGCGTGATGTTCCGGAATGCGAGCGGACGGATAGTGCCGCCGGTGTAGCCCGCGATGCTGCTCTCGTCCTGCGTGTCCCAGACGCCCTGACCGTCGAACGTTCCTTCGAGAAACCCTTCGGGCCGGCCCGAGATTGTCAGCGACCCGACGACGTCGCGTGCGAAGATGCGCGCCTTGCCGTTTTTGGCACCGACGGTGACCGGATGGCATCGCGCCGGCGTCGTGGCGCCGTCGATGAGCTCTGTCGGTGTCGCAGGGCGGTATATCACCCGCGCCGACTGCGTATGCCGCGCCATACCACTCGCGATGAGCATCGCGTCGATCGCGCTCGCGCCGTTACCAGTCGCGGAGCCCGCGGTGCCGCTGCCAAACACGGGGAACCGAGCGCGCACATCCGCGAGCTGGGGCCCTACGACTGCGTCGATCGGCGACAACGATCCGCGGATCACGCTGATCGGAATCAGCTGCGGCCGCGGCTGGATAACCACAGGCTCCAAGAGCGGGAGATCATCGGTTCCGCCTGTACCGTAGGCTGGTGCGCCTGGGTTGGCCTGCAACTTTGCGACCGCCTGAATAGATTGGCTGATGGTGACCTGCTTGGCCATGATTACACCTCCGTCCTAATCACGCCCTCGATCGTCAGCATGTCGCGGTGGTAGAGGATGCGGTACTCTCGCAGCACGAGATATCCGCCATTGTCTGCTCGGATCACTCGCGCCATGAGCGGCGTGGCACCATACTCGCCGAGCACGCCCATGATCTCCGCGTCGAGGGCTGCAAGCTGCGTGTGGTAATCGAGCTCCGACCAGGGCCCGCGCGGCATCCACTCGATGTCGATGTTCGCCGCGATGACGGCGGACCGCCCGGCCTGCGGCTCGTACTCGACCTGGTCCATCCAGATAATGCAGTCTCCAGGATCGAGCGCTGTTTCGTCGCGATCGAACCGCACTCGTGCCGCGATACGAGCGGCGACTACGGCGTCAGCCGCATCATGCAGGATGTCATGCTCCACCGTAGACACGGGCTGCCTCCTCTGCGACTCGGGACACGAGCTCGGGCGCAATTTTGCGAAGCGCGGGCCGCGCCGGCACCGTCACCGAGCGCACGAGCCGATAGAGCGGCACGATCGCCTCGCCGCGCCGCTGAAAGATGATGCCCTTGCGCACGAACGTATTGCGGTACGCCCGCGCGGGCCGCCGTTCCACGCCGGCAGCAGTGAGCGCGGCCGGTAGCGGGATCGCGATATATTGCCCGCGCCGCGGCCGGATCACCGTCTCGTCTACCGGACGGCCCTGGGCATCGATGCCCTCGTGCACGGCCGCGTAGACGAGAGCCGCGCTCCCCGCCTCGACACCAACACTGAGCCCAATCGGGCGCCGCTCTACCTGGTAGCCGTACGAGCCCACGAGTCGCCCAGTACGCACGGCCGTCCGCTCTGCCGTGGTGCCGCCGCGCCGATATCGGAGCACGATGTCTTGCACAGCGCGCCGTCCCTCGCGCTCTAGCGCGCGCGCCATACGCTCCCGCCGCTCAGCGCCGTAGCCGGTCATCCACCTGAGCGTGTCAGCGATACCACGCGCGGAGACCGAGAGCCTCATGCGCCCCTCCCGAGCTGCTGTCGGAGCACGTCTGGTGGCCCGAATGCCTGCTCACCTGCCGCCTCCCGCATCCGGATCCACCGCGCTGCGGAGATGATCGCAGCGCGGATCTCCTTGGGCACGCCGTTAATGTCGGCCGCGATGCCAACGCTGGCGGTGATACGGTACCAGCCGGGTGGCCAGTGCCCACCAGCGCGCGTCACTAGCCCCGCTTGCGCATCGACGACGTACGTCGCGGCATCGATGGTGGTCCAGGTCTGGGCATCGGTCGAGTACTCGATGGTGACCGAACGCACGGGACGCCCGGGCACGCGGAGCACGTCGAACTCGCCCACGATGTACTGCGTCTGGACGCGCGACGTGGCGATGATCGTGCGGCCAAGCACGCGCTCGACAAGCTCGGTCGCCTGCGCCGCCAGGCGATGCGCACCGAGGGCATCCTCGAGGCGCATCCCCAGCGCCTGAGCGAGCTCTGCATCCGTGATCGCGGGCGTGATCATGTCGTGCCCCGATATTATGCCATCTCCAGTACTGCGACCGCCTCGGGCTCCATGAGTTTGCCGCCCTTCCTAGACCAGATGGCAAAACCCATGTGCGGCGCGTAGCGTTCTCGCAGCGGAATCAGGAGCAGGTCGGATCGGTCCACGATATAGTACTGGGTCAAGTCGCCAAAGAGCATCGGCCGCTGTCCGGATGCGACCGCGGGAACGAAGCCGCTGCGGAAAATGGGCCTGTCGAACAGGGTCAATACGTTTTGGCCCGGCATGAAAATCGGCCGCTGGGCGCTGTCCTTGAACCGGAGCATCTGCGCGAGCGCGCTGCGGTGGATCAGCCACACGCCCTGCTCCGCATACTCTTCGCGCACGGCGGTGTAGAGATTCACCACGTCGTCATAGGTGATCTGTGTCGCCGATCCCGCAGTAACCACAGGCGTGCTCGTATCGGTGAACACGCCTTGCGGCTTTTGCGAACCGTCTCCGACAATGAACGCCTTGTCCTCGGACAAGGCCTCTTGCCGCGAGATGATATCCGCCAACACGGCCTCCAGATCCACCTCCGCGTCTTCAATCGTCGCACGAGACGCGACTACGTGGCCTGGCTCCCACGGCCACACGCGAATCTCGCGCCGTTGGAATTGCTGCTGTAGCGCCGTGCGAGCGGCGACCGGGTCGAGCCCCGCATTGCCCGGCCAGGTGTCCGTGATCTGCCCGGACACGTACTCGCCCGAGGGCGCCACGTATGGCTCCTGGTATACGTCGCGGCTCGTTCGTCGGACTGTGCAGAGTTGCCTCATCAGGCCCGTGCGTCGCCGTGCGATACGTACCGTCGCAGCAAGCTGTGGCGGGACCAGCAGATCTTCGCCCGTCGCCGACGGTGGCGCCGCAGTCCACTGGAGTCGCCAGCCGACCCCGCTGTCTCCAGCGGCCAGATAGGTCTGCCGCTCCGCGGGAGTCAACGCGGCCTCGCCCTGCGAGCACCATGCGCGAAATGCCTCACCCCACGGGCGCACCGGCTCCTGGGGCTGCGCGACGTGCGTGCGCGCCGGAATCGACGCGGTCAACGTCGCCGCAGGTTGCGGCTGCGTAAGTGCCTCGGCTTGTTGACGGCGCTCCTCATACTGCTTGAGTCGTGCGGCCCGTGCCTGCGCGGCCTCCATCGCATGATCGAGCTCCGCCACCGCGCGCTCGAACTGCTCGACCGCATCTGCGGGCCATTGTTCCCCGTAGCGCTGGTCGAGCTCGGCTCGGAGCGCATCTACCTTCGCGACTGCCTCAGCTAGCATGCTCATAGTTACCTCCTCTGACCTTCGTGTGGCGCCACAGCGCCAGTGCCCGCCGCCTGGCGAGCGTCGTACCGGATGCCGATGCCGAAGCACCGGCGTCGGTTGCGATCTGTTCTGCGATTTGCTCCGCGGCCTCTTGCACTTCGGCCGCGATGAGCTGCACTCGCGCCTGGGAATTCGCGCCCCATGGCACAAGCGAAATCTCTTGCAGTAGCGCCTGCTCCACAACCCACGTGCCCATCACGTACTGGGCCGTGATCGGAGCAAAGCCAATCGATGCCTCGCCAATCACGCCTCGCGTCACGAGCTCGGAGAGATCCGCGCCGTCGCGCGTATCGGTAAGCGAGGCCTCGAAGTAGAGCCCGCGGTCGTCTTGCCGGAGCACGTCCGGGCGCGCAATCGCACGTGTCGCATCGTGATACGCGAGCACGAGAATGCGGTCGCGGACCGCAGGGAGCGTGAGCGAGCTCGTGAATGCATTGGGAAGCAAAACAACGGGGCCCACCGCCTGGCCGTTGGTGCCCGCCGGCCAGAATGGAGAATTCCATGTCGCTGCGTACCCGCCGACTCGGGCCACGATAGATGTCCTCGCGGCGCGATATCGCACAACGAGACCGCGTTGTCAAGATTTGCCAGTCACCACCGTGCGGCACCGGCAATTAGGGTGCGCGGGCGGCTCTTCACTGCGGGCCCATTCGTCATCGAGGCTCTGCACCTCGCGGTCCCGCGGCTCGCAGATGGGGCAGACATGCTCGTCGTCGGCCGTGATCCACATGATCTGCGCGTTGGGCCGCGCCTCGCGAAGTGTCTCGTGCCGCGAGATATTGACCGCGCGGGCCGCTTCCGTGCGAGCGATCGTGAGGGCCCGTGAGTATGCCAGCGCCTGCGCGTAGTCGGCTTGCTCTGCGGGGGAGAGTGTCTCCGCCCTGCGTGCAAGTGCCGCCACCTGCCGCGGGTGCAGCGGCACGATGCGCACGAGCCCATCGCGGAGCGCCTGCGGTGACAGGCCCTGGTCGAGCGCATCTACCACCGCCGACCGGATTTCCGTGCGCGCCTCCTCGTCGATCGCGGTCACTAGCTCCGCACCACGCCGCTCTGCCCAGTCGATCGCGCGCTGGCTCGGGAGCGCGATACCGCCGCCCAGGTCGACCCGCAGCGAGCGGATGCCCAGCTTTGCGGCCTTGACGAGCTGCTGCTGCAGGGCCGCAATTCTCATGCGCGACACGCCCGCCCGTTCGAGCTCTCGTCTCAATGCCTCGACGTCGCGGGCGGCCAAGGCATCATCGATGCGCTGCATATCCACCCGCTGCAAGAGCACGCGGTCGTAGCTCCCCACGGCGCGCCGGATGGCTCGCTCGACGAGGTCGATCGTCTGCCCGACATGCTCGCCCGCCATGTCATGCCACGGTGACGAGCCCAGCAAGCCCCACGCCGCTTAGGCTGCCGACGGTGAGCTCGACGCGGTAGAACCACCGGCCTGCAGGGATCGTCGCAAGCGCTGCGCTGCCCCATTCCGCCTGCGGCGGGTCGGCTGAGACATTTGCCGGGAGCGCTGTCCCGGACCCGCCCACGCTCGCGGAGCAGATGAGCACGGCGCTGTCGATTGCGACGGCCTCGCCTGCATCGTCTCGCACCGCGATCACGAGCGAGCCAGGGGCGCTCCGGTGCATGACTAGTGCTCGCCACTCTGGCGGCTCGCCGCGCAACGCTGACATCGGAATTTCAATCACTCCAGGTCGCGCGCGCATGGCTCACCTCGTCGGGTAGGTGACACGGATCAGGATCTCAGCGGTCGGAGTATTGCCCATGGTGTCCGTCGCCTTGACGCGGCAATGGTACGTGTTGCCAAGCCGCTGCGTGCCCGGCAACACCGCAACGGTCACCGTGTCGCTTGCGGTCACCGTCGGCCCGCCTGCGAGCATGCCTGACGGGTCCGCATCGGGCCTCTTGGCGTCGATCACGCGGCACGTCCACGTCGCCGACGTTACCGTGCGCGCCGGGTAGACTACCCAGTATGTATCGCGCACATCGGGCACGTGCTCGATCGTGGCATGGTAGTCGAGCGCCCATGCGGGCGTGGCGAGCATTAGCATCAGCAGCATGCGCGTCATGGCTGAGCCTCCACCTGCGCAGGTTCGGTGAGCTCCGACAACCCGGACTTGAGCACATCGCCATCCGAGACTCGCGGGAGCCCCATCATCGAGCGCGCCTCATTGCGAGTCAGCAACCCAGCGCCCCAGGCTCGCTCTGCGAGTTGCCATTGCGTGGCGCGGTGCTCGTCGGCACCGGCGAGCTCCGAGAAGTCCCACACGAGCTCGACTTGCGACGGATCGAGTCCGTAGAGCGGCGCGAGCTGGGTTTCCAGCATCTGCCCAATGCGGCCGACGAACGGGATAATTACGTCGTGGACGAGGTGTTGCCTCGCCTCGCGGTAGTTGGCGTACGTGGCTCGTTTGAGCCCGATTACGGCGCTCACCATGATCGGCGGCACGCCAAGCACCGAGCAGATGCGTGCCTCGACGTGCGCCAGCAGGTCCGCGACATCGATCTCCTGTGGCGACACGCCGACCTCCCGCACATCGACACGGGACTGCTGGAGCAGCGGGATGCCCGCTTGCCGACCAGATGAGTCCCGCTTGAGTGCTGCTTCGACCCGCATGCGCACGGCCTCGGCCTCTTCATCATCGAGGTCGTCGCGCGTAGTCAGCACGATCTGTCTGAGCCCGCTCCGCGCTACGTCTCCGACATAGCCCATGAGTGCCCGATCGAGTGCGACCTCCGATGCAATCATGGTCCACCGTGCACGCGGCACGAGCGGGTCGTCGGTCGAGGGCACGAGCGTCCATAGGAACGTGCCCGGCAGCATCGTCTTTGGCCGCCCAGTAGTTGGCTCGCCATAGTCGATCGCTTCCAGGGCGCCAGTGGGCGAGTAGCGCTCCTGGGCAAACTGCGAGGGCCGCGGGAGGATGTATGCCGGCGTGCCGTCGCCTCGGAGTACAAGCTCCGCGAAGATGCGGCCAACAAGCCGCTCCTGTGCCACCCACGTGCGGAGCAGTGTGGCATAGTCGATGTCCGGCGTCGGATGCCAAATTAGGTCCAGGATGGGGTGCTGCTCGACCGGCTGCCCAGCGATCCGGAGCGTTGGCCTCGCGGACGCAGCCACCGTAGCGATGGCCTCGATGCAGGCCTCAACGAGCGGGTGCGTAGCGACATCGAGATACGATGCTTTCGCGGCCCGGATGGGTTCGGCTAGACGGAGTACGCGGACGCCTCGCCCGGGCAACGTTGCGGCGGGCTGCACCGGAGATGCAGCACGGCCGCGCCGACCCACGGCGGCGCGGAACCGGTCGAGCCAGGACACCGTCGCCATGTGGGCCCGTCTATCATATCGCCGCGCGACATGCTAGTGTTCGGGCATGTCGTTCCGCGATGCGCTAAACCAGCATGCCGGTCGCCTCGGGCTGCGAGAGATTGCCGGGCTCGCCGGCGCCTCTAAGTCCGAGGCGCGCGAAGCGCTGGCGGACCCGGCCGTGCGGCGCGAGTACGAGGCCGCCCGGGCACGCTACATCGACGCGCTCGTGCAGCAGTTGGAGCGAGCGGCGCGTGCTGGCAACCTGCGGGCCGTGCGCGAGCTCATCCGCTTCGCGCGTGGCATCGAGCGGCGCGCGTATCGACGCGAGCGCAAGCGTGGCCGGCAGGATGTGCCCGCCTCGCTCAGGGAGTGGCCGCGTGCAGTCGTACTCCCAGGCCGACGGCCGCGCTGAGACGGAGTTCCGGGTCCCACTCCGGTCGGCACGCGAGCTCCGCCATTATATGGAGCACGCCTGGGGTGTACGCCTCGGCGCTCGTGCGGCCTGCCCGCATCACACCGCGCCGCTAGCGGTCGCATGGGACGCATACCGTGCCACGCAGCCGGTGATCATCGTCCGCGGAGCGAGGGGCACCGGCAAAACCTACATGGTCGCCGGATTGGGGCTCACGATGGCGACCACACTCGGTGCATCCGTCACGATCCTGGGCGGCTCTGGTGAGCAATCCAACCGTGTCCACGACCATATGCGCCGGATGTGGCTCCACCCAACGGCACCCGTCGACATGCTGCTTGATGAGCCAACGCATCGTGTGACGAGGCTCGTGACGGGCGCCACCATCACCGCTCTGCTTGCATCATCGCGGAGCGTGCGCGGGCCACACCCCGAGCGGCTGATCCTCGATGAGGCGGACGAGATCGATGTCGACTTGATCGACGCGGCACTTGGGCAACCGCAGTCTCGCGGCCCGATACGCGCTGGCGTGCTCGCGGTGTCCACCGAGCACCGCACCGATGGCGGCATGGCGTATCTGCGACGCCTCGCCCAGGATCGCGGCTGGCCTGTCGTGGAGTGGTGCTGGCGCGATGTGATGTGGCCCCACGGGTGGATGCGACGGGAGCAGCTAGAGCGGGTGCGGGCCACGGTGCCGGAGAGCGTGTGGCGCGTGGAGTACGAGATGGGGCAAGTGGTCGCCAGGAATGCGGCAATTGACCCCGAGGTGCTCACAGGCGTGCTCGACGGCCCGGAGATCCGGGACACGGGACGCGCAATCGAGGTCGAGCCGCCCGAGGCGTCCGGACAGTATGCCTGCGGCGTCGACTGGGCGCGGAGCGAGCATGCGACCGTGGCGGTCGTGATCCGATGCGACGTGCGGCCCCGGCATGTCGTGGCCTATCTCCGGATGCGGCGGCAGCCCTGGGCCCGCCAGGTCGAGCGAGTGGCTGAGCTCGCGACACGATACCGAGCGCGGGTGTGGCATGATGCCACGGGCCTCGGGGACGTGGTGCATTCACTGCTCGCAGTGCCTGCGGTGCCGATCGTCTGGGCGCCGAAAACACGAGAGCGGCTCATCACAGGGTATGTGCGCGCACTGGAGACGCGGGCGCTGCTGCTACCCCGCATCGACACGCTCGTCGGCGAGCACACGCAGGCCACGTGGGATGATCTTTGGGGTCGTGGCCACCTACCGGACTCGCTCGCCGCGTGCGCGATGGCGTGGTACGGCGCGGAGCGCGTCCGCGGCGTGGGCGGCATCTACGTGTAATGCCGCGCTGGAGGGAGTGGGGCCGGCGGAAAGGAGTAAGCGCCGGCCCCGGCGGGCTGGAGGTTGGTGTGCGCAGTCTGTGTGCCACATCGCGCTGCGAGAGTCAAGCATCGCGGCACGATTGTCCCTTCAATTCATCAATCACCTCTTCTGGGATTCTCCACGTCGCAGCGACACGCACCGCGCGAAGTTTCCCGGAGCGTACCCACTTGTATACCGTGCCCCGGTGTACCCGGAACAACTCTGCGACCTCGTCGAGCGTTAGAAATCGTTTCATCGCCATCCTCCTCTTTCTCGTACATTGGCGCTGTTTATCGTTTTCCGATGCTCGCGGTTATCATGGCGAGGTGCTTTATGCAAGCGCACGGCGTTGACGGTGCGGAAAGCCGCTGCTGGTGCTGGTCTGTCGGCACTGCCGTGAAAGCCTGAGCAAATCGCGCTTGACACACGCCGCATGATGGTGTATATGCGCCGCCTGTTCCACTGCGGACTCCTTGTCCGCCCCCCGCAGCCGCCGCTCGGTTCCCGAAACGTGCTCGGCTGCGGGGGTTTTTCTTTGCGGCGCACGCCGCCCGTGGTAGCAGGATGGTAGCCGCGTGGTAGCAGGCATGCGCAAGCCATTGAAACTACGTCGGTTTCACCGCCTCCCCCAAGATTTTGTGTCCTGGGGTCAAACGCCGATCGTCATCCTAGTGCATTCTAGTGCATTTCCGGCCGGAGTGTGCGGGCTCCAGATCGCGTAGATGCACTAGGATGAAGTCCAGTGCAATTTGCGGCCTAGTTCCCCTGCTCCGGCTCGTCGCTAGGCATCGGCCTGCCGAGCCTATGGGCCAAGCGCTGCAGTGCCCCGAGTATCTCCTGGCGGTCCTCTTCGCTCGGGCCCGGGGGCGGCAGCTGCGGAGCCGCGGGCTCGAGCTCGACCCACTCGCACCGGATGCGGCCCTCGACCAGCGCCTCGGCCACCAGGCGGTCGTAGCAGCGGCGGAAGGTGCGATAGAGCTCCTCATCACGGAGCCGCGTGCCCTCGGCGATCCGCATTGCCTGCAGCGCGAGCGATGGCATGCGCTTTCCCCTCCTGGCCAGGTCCCAGGCCTCCTCCGGGCCTGGCCAGGCATCATCGAGCGCACGCACGATCGCGATCCAGGACACCCGATCGCCTCGTGCTGCGATGCGGGTGATGGCGTGGCGGAGTTCGAGCGGCGTGATGTTGTACTGCGCCAGTTGCGCTGCAATCGCTGCCGCCGTGGTCCGATCGATCGGTATGCCTGCGCAGCCAGCAGCTACTACGATTGCGTCAGTGAGAACGTCTATCGCCATTTTGACCTCCTTGTTTCGGCGGGATAACCCATCCCTGCTCGATCATCCACTGGGCTCCCTCGATGATGTCGCGCCGGGTCTGCTCCCAATCGCGCAGCACAGCCGGTCGCCAATCCCGCATTTCGACCAGCAGCACCTCGCAGTCTCTGAGCAGCAGCGACAGCGGGTGCCGTGCCCGCATGTGGATGCCACCGGCACGCTCGACGTACCAGCGGGCGAGGCGCGGCGCGTCCTCGATGCCGACGCGACGCACGAGCTGCAGGCACATCGAGTTAGTCCGGGCGTTCCGGGGTGGGCGGCTACCGTACCTGGCCTCATAGGCCGACGCGTATGCCTCCCAGGTCTCCGATCCTGGGGCCCCCTGGGGCTCTGCAACAGGGTGGTGCACTTCTGTGTTGACAGCCGGCAAATTTTCTGTGCAAGCGCTAGGCGCACGAGATTCGCTTATGAGCGACTTTTGGGGGCTGCCCGCTACCGCGGGCCTAGTCGATGGGCGTTTTTGTTTCCTGGGCGATTTCTGGCGCTTTGGTGCCGGAGTGTGTTCGGTGGCCGTAATGGGACTTTCGGGTGTGGCCACCTGGTCACCGGTCGCAGTCCGAGGCGTTGTCGGGTTCGGGTCGGGGTTCGAGCCCGGGCATGGTTGGCTGCGCGAAAAATTGTCGCGCGTCCCGTTGAGCGTAAGCTCAACGGAAACATTCAAACCTTCTAGCGAAAGATTATGGGCACCATTCCGGTTTGAATATTCTCTCGTAGTAGGATGTTGGGGG